GAGTCATTACATTAGGAACTGATATCCTAGCATTCTTTTTTACTGTACCAGTATCTTTTACTGTACCAGTATCTTTTACTGTACCAGTATCTTTTACTGTACCAGTATCTTTTACTGTATCTACTATTACATCTTCAACCTCTACAGCATTCTTTTTTACTGTACCAGTATCTTTTACTGTACCAGTATCTGCAGTACGCACAGTACCTGTAAATTCTTGTACATGTCTTGCATCTGCTTCTGCCTTGTATCTTGGAACTGATATAGCCACAGTCTGATTTTCTTGGAATTCTGTGTCCTCATCTACAAGTAGTACTGGATTTGCTGTTGCTACGCCACTTGTTTTTGGAGCTATGATTGCTTTTGCATTCTCAATCCCTTTAATAGATACTCTTTGTGTCTTACCTTCTGCTGTTTTTGTGTATGGAGCATTCACAGTAGTGCTTGTATGTAGCTGTACATTTGCTTTCTTAGCTTCAACTAATATACCTTTCATGGTACGCACTTTAGCTTGAATAACAGTTTGATATGCTGCTCTGCCTGACTCTGTATTATGTATAGTATAGTCCCCAACCTTTACACTACTTTTTGCGCCTTTCTGCACCATCTCTCTATATGCGCTTTTTAACTTCTCATGTGTTGTATTAGTACTGTCATAAAACTTCTCTAATCTATCAGTTAATCTGCCAATCTTCGTGGTATCTGCCATATCCCCTTTTGCTTGTTCTGTTCTTAGTTTCAGTCCTGTAGTTATGTACCCTCTATCCTCTATTGTAGCTTCTGCCTCAACGCTTTCATAGGTCTTCAGTGTCTTAGCTAATCGCTCAGGAGTAATATTTCCAGCAACTGCAATCTTATCTATTGCCTTTTTTGCTACAGAGCCTTCTGCAATACTATCAGCCGCATGTGCAATATGTTCTATATCTAATAGTGCTTCTTTTTCACTGCCATACACTTTACTCTCTTCAGGTTTTGCTTTAGCCAACTTAGTAATTAGTAGTTCTTTCAACTTAGCAGATTGAGCTCTTTCTGTTGCAGCTAGTGAATCACTATCCAGTTCTCCTAACTTATTCAGTGCTGTTGAGAATGACATTGTCCCTGCTTTAAGCCCTTCGCTAACTTCAGTGAAAGTATCTCTTGCACTTTTTGTACTCTCAACTACTTGTTCTTTTGTGTGTCCTTTGGTCTTTGCTTCTCTATTCTCAACATACTCTTTAGCAGCCTTTCCACCACCAGTAAGCATTCCTTGTCCTATATTGATAGCTGACATACCTGGACCACTTATAGCTCCTAGAGCTGCAGCATTAAAGACTTGTTTTAAGTACTCTGTTTTAGCCGCTTTGTCAAGATCTTGTGTACCTCCTAATACAGTAGAAGTTTCTGTAAATCCTTCTTGTAGTCCTTCCACCCCCATCGTAGTTGCAACTTTAGCACCGCCTCCTAAAGCAGCTCTTGCTACAGCACTTGGAGCTTTAGCCACTAAAGCTTTCATAGGAGCAGCAATAGCCGATGATAAAGCTCTTCCTGCACCACCTCCACCATATAGTAATTTAGCAGCACCAGTATCCATAGCAGTTCCAGCTGCAGCTAATGCCATCATTTGACTCAATTCTTTAGCATTTGGCTCTCTACCATATTCTTTAACAAATATGTTATGTGCTTGCTCTGCGCTGCCTGTAAAAGCCCCTGCGATAACAGGCGTGCCTGTGAGTCCTTTAGCTCCCATAGCTTTTGAGAACCCATACATTTGTGACGCTAGCTCAACAGCTCCTAGAGGGTTGTCAACTAGAGCTTTACCCACCCCTGATATATACTCTTTGTCATCAAAAGCTTTTCCTACTCCGTACTTAAGTCTATCCTGAGCATCCGCGTTATACCCTATCAAGGATTCATCTGCATCTTTTATAATGTTAGAAGCATCTTGCATTGTGTTCATAATAGTCTTAACAACTTTAGTATATGTTGGATGTTGCTCTTGGAAGTAACTACCATCTTCCATGTAATCTCCACCAAGAGTCTTATACAGCTTTGTAGGAGATTCTAAAACAGCTTCAGCTACTTGAAGTACACCAGAAGCACCAGCTTTAGCTAAGTTGACTACATCCTCTGTAGCAGAAGTCTTTATGTGTTGGTTATTGTAGAGTCTAGTACCTTCTATAAAGTCAGCTGTACTTGGATCTAATCTCCTAAGCTTGTCTTGTGCAGCTTTATACACTATCTGCTCTTTCTCCGTAGGATTTGCAGTTGTAGACGCTAGTCCAGTTCCTAGCATATGCTCGGTCAGACCTTGGTTGTACAATAGTCTTCTACCATGCGCATCTATGCCCATATCAGTATACTCGGTATCAGGATGTAGTGTTAAGTACTCCTGTAACTTGGCCTTACCTGCTAATCCTATTCTTTTCTGTGCTGCTAGTCCAAGACCGTACTGGCCCAGTAGTGTCTTTGCTTTAGTGTTACTAGCAATGTCAGCAGTAGATTCTCCTGTATCAAATCCCACAAGTCTTCCACCAACTATAGTATCTCCATCAATTACAGTGTTTATTCCTTTATTTGAGTACACATCAGGAAGACCTAGCTGTGTAGCAGAATTAGACAATGTATTTACAGCATTCCCTTGAGCTTTTGTAAACAGTTCTGGAGAAGCTACCTTACTGGCATTTGCAAATAGTTGTTCTAAAGTCATGTGTTACTCCTTACACTAGTATGTTCCATATGCTGGGGCTACTCCAGTCTCTTTAAGTTTATTAAGGTAAGCAGCTCCTACTTCTTCTGGAGTACGTCCTGTAAATGAACCAAACAATCCACTACGCTCACTCTCAGATATACTTTTAAACTGATCCATCAGATGCTTTTCTGCATCACGGGTCTCCTTTGCTGGAGGGTTCTTTTTATTAAACGTATACTCGATAGCTAATTTATCGGCTAGTGCTTGATTATCACTCTTCCCTACTGGCTTAAGCTTTTCTCTTTCTAGCTTCTGACTCTCTTTAAACTGCGATGCGTTTTGTCTTAAAGCATTTGCAGCCGTCTTAGCCTGAGTATTTGTGGCTAAATTCTGTGCTGCTACTGATGCTCTCTTGTACTCTTTCTCGAGCTGTAGTTCACGCTCCTTCAGTGTAAGTGTCCTGTCTGCATTGATTTGCTCTACTCTTGCGCTCAGACCTTTAAGTAAGAGGTCGCTCTTCAGCTTCGTCACATCTGATACTACTGTGCTTGGTAGCATACTATTTAATGTATCGGTCACATTGTAGTCTTTTGGGTCTAGTCCAATATTGGTATATATTTTTAGTAGATCCTTCCTAAACGCCTCTCGCTCTGCTGTGTTATCCTTAGGGAGTGCATCAATAACTTTTTTGTACCCTTCTGTGATAAGCCGGTCTACTGGTTGCCTTTTTTCTGGGGAGTACCCTGACTTATTAAGCGCCTTTGATCCTACTTTTGTCAAGTCTTGTACTGCAGGCGTAGGAACATTATATGTTTTCACGTCCACTTTAGGATCAAGTTTTGCTCCCGCACTTGCTAAGGCTATTTCAGATACAAGCTTATTGTTCATAGGATTGACGTAATACTTAGTTCCTTGGGTGTATGCTTTGCCATCCAACCCAATAGGATTTTTCAAGTCTATGCTCTTCAACCATGCCTCATTAGCAGTTCCCACAGCGTTTGTTGGAGTCTGTACTACTAACCCATTCTGATTGTTAGGTACTGGAATACTAGTAGACTCAGTCTGAATAGGAAGAGTTGTAGCATCCTTCTGAGCAGTACCAGGTCCAAGTATATTTACTAATGCTTCACCAGCAGCCTTCATAGCCCCTATTCGCTTTGTTCTGTCGGATGCTCGTTCGTCATACTCGGCCTTCGATCTATTGTCCACAACCTTTTGTCTTGCTGCTTCTGTCTCATATCTCTTCTGTAACTCTCTGTCTTGTATAGCCTGTCTTGCCAATCCACCTACTTCTGTAAGATCTTTGGCAGCGCTGTCCAACAGTCCATTAGACCCCCTGAAGTCTGGAGCAATTCTTTGTAGTTGTATTCTATTCATACTCTTTCCTTTTACCCTATCGCAGATTCTGATAGCTTACGGGTGTTTAGCTGTGCTTGCTGTGCTGCTTTAGCATCTGCTGATAATGTGCTCCCTGCTAGCGCTGTACCTACATCGAATGCATTTTGGGCACTATCATTATACGCTTTTGACTGATCTACCAAACCTCTGTTGGTTGCAGCTTTCTCAAACGCAAACTGATCTTTAGCCATTTTCAATTTCTTTTGTGCTAAGTAGGCACTGTAGAGCCCTGTTAAAGCTTGCGCTCCTCTCATCCCCATATCAACGTAATCAGACAACCCTGTTTTAGGTGTGCCTGCATCTTTAGAGTCTATCATTAATAATCCTCCAAGATCTGTTGTAGGAGCTGTTTCTACAATTGGTAAGTCCATCGCTACCTCATCTGTTGACAGATATGGGCCTTCTACTACTGCTGCTGTTGCTACTGGGGTATTGTTTACTAATCCCCCTGTTGTCCATTTACGATCTATATACTGAGTCGAAGGGGGGTTACCATTAATCAATTTCTTATTATTACTAGCCATTTCACTCTCCTGTGTAGTTTTAAATAAGCTATTAGCTATTTAGCTTAATTTACGTAAGGTAATTGTACCACATTTATCCTATTCTATACATTGTATCATAGTTATACAAAGACACTAATGTCTTCATGCTCTTAGATAGATCAAATGAGTCATATTGCAGTTGTACTGCTCTATAAATACTCATGTCTGGTTGGTCTCTTCTAACTAAAGCAGGCTCTAAATTTGCTAATAGAGAGACCTCTGCTGTGCTCAACAGACTTGAAGATCCTGCCATCGCCGTTTCATATTCTTGCTTCCTAGCAGTTATCAACCCATTAAATAGTGCAGCTTCTGCAGCAAGAGCTATAAGTTGGCTATCTAGGTCCTCCATGAATGCTTCTGAGTAATTACTAACAGCAGTTGTAATCAGTTCAGCTGTTATTAGTGGTAGTGTTTGTGTTACCGTGTTTACATCACCTGCGTACAGCAAGGCAGCAGTAGCTATAACAGCAACCACAGCTCTTAGTAACGGGTTTTCTATCTGTACTAACAGCAATTTTAACGCATACCCAACCCCTGCTGTGACTAACACTCCTCCTGCCCAGGCAAGCCATGCAGTAGCACCAGCCCCACCTTCAGGCAGAGTAAGTATGAATAGCACAATAGATATGACTATTATTACCACTTGTATGAAGTCCATAAATGCTTCTGTTTGGTAGTACTTTAAATGTTGTACATCAACTGCATATGTAACAAACCTTAGTATCTCTGGGAATAATTTTCCCTGCTCTATCGGAGAGAATTTACTTAGGAAGTACTGACTTATAGGCATAACGACCAACACCCCTGGGGCTAGTATTGTAAATGCTACATCAGATAACCCCGCTTTCTTAATGATAGTAGCAGCACTAACATTCCATATTCTGTACTCTACATATTCATCTACTGTCTCTTGCCTTCTAGCCCATCCGTAGTACTTAGATTTTATGTCAGGAACCCATGTACTATTTTCATCATAAGATCCGTCATCTACCGTCTCCTCACCTACACCTCCCTCATAAGTACCGACGACTACACCAGTTCTATACCCTACTACCCTATCTTGTCTTTCCCATGATACACTGGTATTGTAATCTCCCTCTGTGACCATAATTTGGTGTGTGCCGTTACTTACCACAGCTGGGTCCAAAAATAAATAGTCCAATGTGCTGTACACTATCTTAGCTTGTAGTGGGTTATTGCTCCCTACCTCACATCCAAAATAAATATATGCAGCAGTGACACTTTCTATACTAGAATTACTCTCTAGCCCTCCTACCATAGTATCTACATCAATCCCAATAAACCCCAGGATCTCTTTAGTCTGCTTATACTTATCAGAATTCTTATCCGCAGTTACACTTATCCCGTTCTTACGCAGCTCAACAATAGGCAACATATCTAAGTCGGTTAAGTAGTTCCTGGCTGCATCTAACTCTGGTTTACCACTACCGATGAAATAAACCCACTTATACTCATCTGTAGTACCGTCATTTACGTACGTGACTACATATGCTATATTGGGCGCGTAATTGCCTATAGCTATCGTAATAGTCGTTGCTGGAACACTCTGTAAATGTGCTACTACTTTATACTGCCCCACTCCGTAATCATAATGGAAATTCTCCATTACCCAGTTAGCCTCCTCGTACCAGAACACCATGCTAGTTTGGCCCATTCCGTATAGTTGTGTCATCTTGTAGTTGACCCAGTCCTCTTCTTTTGGCACCTGCACCTTGATGTCTACTACCGTAACCGCGGATCCCACATCCGCTTGAACGTACCAGTCTACTATATCCTTATTCACACTTACCGTATTAATGGTAGTTTCTGGCAACCCATCATCGTACTTGTTCTTACCGTAGCTACTGTACTTTTGAACAGCACCCTTCATGCCTTGGCTCTTGGTGGCTAGTAAATCTATAATACCTAACTGTGTTGCTTGATGTTCTAATGCCACTTGTGTCATCAGGGTCTTGTAAAAGTCATTATTGCCACTCATAAGCTTTTGATCTTGTGCCTGTATTGTAATAACATCTTCATCATCTATACCTATTAGGGCAAAAAGTATGCCTAACTGGTCAGACATAAATTTTTCACAGTCCTTACATAGAGTAGCAAGTATTAGGGCTCCCAAAGGAAACATGCTCATAAGTGAAACTACAACAACCGCAACAACGACTTCCCATGCGTCCTCTAAAAATTCTAAAACCGCTCCCATTACAACACCTTTATACCTAGATACTTGAACAATTCAGGACCTTTAGCAGTAACACTTTTCCTCACTATGACCAATGGCTGTCCATTCTCATGACATGCCTTAATACTAGCACTAGTTGCCATAGATACAAAGTACTTCAATCCGCCTTTGTGAGGAGATACCTTAATCTTATGCCAATCATACACATCGAACATGCTCTTCATTAGTATCAGCATACCTACTCTATCATACCTACACCACAGAGCTGCTCCTTGGTATTCCCCATCTCTAAATAGGTTATACATTACCCCTATTTTCTTACCGTCCTTAGTAATCCTAAAGGCTAATCCTTGTCTTACAGACTCTTCCATCCTTTCTATGTATTCTGATTCATTCACACTTACGTTATCTTGCAGTGCAAACCCCATATCAGCAACTATATGCTTCATTTCAGCCTTCACCAATGAGTATGTCGCCTCCTTACTTTTGTACGATGCGACTACCATATTAGCCTCATTTCAGCACCACACAACTTCCATACCAGTTTCCCATACCACTAGACACACATAGTACTCTTCCTTGTATATCTGGCTCATCTAATACCATGCATACTTCTATCAACCCACTCACACCTTGAGTATGCCCTATCTTTTCTTTATATCTTAGTTGAGGCTTGTAATAGAATGATTCAGCAGTTTCATTTGTCTCAGTACCAGTACCATGAGGATTTACATAGTCACAGTCATTCATTACTCTCTTGTATCCACTCTTCGTTACACCGAATGGATTTCTATTGTATTCGTACTCCCACTTACACTCAGATATGCCTTCACCTTTTCCTAGATGGATCACAGCACATCCTTCTCCTACTTTAAGATCTATATTCATCTCATCAAAGATTCTCAATGTGTTGTAGCTTGTCTTCTCCTCGGCTATGATCACTACTTCATCGAATTCATCATCTAGTAGTCTCTCTGCTTCATATAGACTATACATAGAGCTAGCACAAGTATTCCCGTTAATGCTGGCATATCGAATATTATCTCTTCCATTAATCATCCCTATCCATCTGTGCATACTATACGCTGCAGTCTCTCTGATACATGCTCCACTGTCTAACACATTCTCTCTTAGCTTTCCACTATCCACTACGTTTCTTGCTTCACTAGCTCCTAGCAATACCCCACCAGCATACAGAATAGCTACTTTGCCATTCAGTTTTATTGAACTAATATACTCTTGCGTAATACTTATATATTGAGAAGTCATATATTCTTTCCTAGATAGACTTTCTACAATACCTTCTTCATTAGGCAGTATGTACTTATAACTTAGCACTTTCATCTTGGATCCTATCTAGCATATTTTGTATAGTCAGAATTTCCCACTCAACAGTGTCTAACCACTCACTCTTGAAGCATTCATATTCTCTATCCAGTTCAAAGAACACCATAGTAGTACCAAACGAATCTACCCCAGCATCACTCCAAAGACTACTTTCAGTCACAGGGTTGCCATGCTCCTCTTTTAATACCGCGTTGATCTTTTCTAACGGGTTCATATTATTCTCCTAGTGGGTTATTAATTTTAGTAATACTCAGTGCATCCATAGCGCTCTTCATAATACTGTCAATTGGATTCACTTTAATAGCATCTGGAATAGAGTTTGCGTCCTGCGCCACTGAGTATGCTACACTCCAACTATCTAATGCTTGCTTAAGCAGTTTCTGTTTAGCATCATCATCAAATCCTTTAGTCTGTCGGATAATCAACGTTGTCTTTGCTTCTTCGCTTATGGCTTGTCTCTCACTAATTGGCTTCTGCAACACAAACGTTATAGACTGCTTCATAGCTTCTACCATAGAGGCTAGGTACACGTTAGCATAGTCAGTACCTGTAATTCTACCTTCCAGTAACTGCAATGCTAGATGCACATTGACTGCTTCCATCAGCTTATCAAACACTCCATTACCTTGTACCATGGTTTGAGCTTGGCCTAAGGACGTAGGGCATCCACTAATAGTAGTTACATCAGTAATAGGAATAACAACAGTAGCAATCAACGTAATACTGACTGTGTAGGTATTGCTTAACACGCCATCACTTACACTGTACACAAACGAATCCGTACCTACTGTATCTAGTTTTGGCACATATACGAACGCACCGTTAGAGCTTACTGTAGCAATTGCACCTGTAGTAGGAGTGGTTACTAATGAATATACAATAGTAGTTCCTTTTACATCAATAGCATTAGGTAACTCCCCTGTGTATGTAGTATTCTTAAACACAACAATATTGTAACTACTTGCTATAGGAGCGTCATTCACAGCTGTGACATTAAAGGTGAGTGTGTGTGTGATGGAATAGTTAGCCCCATCACTGACCTGGTACTGAATAAAAGAGTATGCAGATCCATTAGTATTAGCCTCTGGAGTGTACACCAGCAGTCCTGCTTGTAGGCTAGCCATAGACACTTCCTGACCAACAGTCATAGGATTTGTGTCAAGAGTTAATAATCCCTTAACGGGGAGCGCCATAATTTTTACCTTAGCTAATGTATCCTCCACATCTGCATCAGAGAATGGAAAGTTGGCCTCAGTTAGTACCTGTGGTATATCTTCATTGAATGTAACTACTGTGTTATAACTTGTAGGTGTTGCCATTTTATCTCCTTAGGGCATATTAGTACACCTCAAGAGGTGCACTATATAGACTAGATCCCATCACGCATGATCTGGGCTTGTTTGAGACTTTCAATCTCTTCAGCTGTAAGCAAATCAAGATCAGTAATAGCATACTTGTTGATCTCTCTACGGGTAGTGATTTTACGCCCTTTAACATCTTTACCTTGCGCAGGAATAGCAACTTTCATACCTTTTAACATATTGTAGTACGCAGTTGGAATAGTCCATTCTACACCCAATGGTACACTCACCTTAGGCAATGACAATAAACTGTTACTAATACTATAAAATGGGGTACTTGTGTAATCCTTCATGTCAGGGTCCATAGCCGTAACGATCACTCGCTTAGGAGCCATCATACCAATACGTGCGTTAGCCGCAGCGAACGCAACCTTCTCTTCAGCAGACTTATCTACAGTCTCAGGTACTGATGGGCTAACCTTAGCAGCAATCAATGCACGCAACTTATCATCCGTGATGTTTGGTCTGTATACTATACCTAACAAATCGGCTTTATCTTTTAATAACTCCCTAGGGGTAGGCACTTTTGATTCTTCGTCCATATTTTTATCCTTTATCTTTTAGAGGGTGATACCTCATTATTTTAGTGTACCGCTCTAGCCTTAGCTATAGAATGCTATTTAACCTTTGGCAAGAGTCCAGACCAAACCAAGCCATTCTGGTCTGAGGATCATTGTACCTTGCCAGAACTGAATAGAACTGTATCCAAGTTTCTCAAACGGATCTTCAGGGTTAGCGAACGTACCAGGCTTACGTGTAATGATTTGGAACTTGTCGTTAGTCCCACCACTTGATTGGAAACGGATATGAGCAAATGCCCCAGAGCCTACAACAAGCATAGGGTAAACATTGTATTTAACGCCGTCATTCAAGTAAGAAAGATCAGCACCTACAGCTTCACCAGCCCCTACATAACCCATCATCTGAGGGACCACAACGATACGAAATGCACCAATAGCCCCAATTTCGCCATGAAGTGTATTCACATACTTACCAGATACAGTAGACCGAGCGTACTTCTCAACAGGGACAAATGCACGTTCATTATGGTAATCAACCATACGCATGATAGTTGGGATCATCTCAGAGCCAACAAACATATAACGTCCTGCGTTGATGTTGATAATGTCAGTATCTTGTGAACCAACAATTGCCTTAGTGTCACGCGTACAACGATTGTCTTCCAAAGTCACATTTAACTTAACCAAGTCGTCATATGTGACTAATGAGTTCAACTCTGCAGTAGCGTTATACCCAGTAGTAGCAATAGACTGTGCGTCCCCTGTAAAACGTACTACACCAGCACCATTTAGTAAGTCCATTTGCAGGATATCCTCAGTTACCTCACGAGCACCTCGTACAGCTTCACGGTTAATATGCATCATTAAGTCCATGTCAGTATCAAAATCCATAGAGTCTTTAGACCATTCATAGAAAAACCCGTAGTTCGCAATAGACCCTTCTAACTCAATACGCTTGAACCCTACACGGTTTTTGTACCCACCTGTCTCAGTCAACGTAGGTAACTTGCCAGAGATATAGCCAGGATTCCTACTTGAGCCATACAAGTTACCCCCACCAGCAACAGCAGTGCCAACAGTTACAGTACCGTAGTTAGATACAGTAGAAGAAGTGCCATTAAAGTAAGCGGCTACGATCTCAGTGTATGTATCATACGATGTATTCGTAGTGTCAATACCAAACTCTTGTTTAGCTAGTACTTTAACACGAGCTTGTGCAGCAGTCAATGCAGTAGAAGCATCAGTACCATTGCCAACAGCATAGATAGGCATACCATTATTAGGGTTAATAGTAATAGTTACTTCATTAGTAGTACTTGCGCCTGTCGCATCAATTCCTTGGTCATTAATATTTCTATCGTCCAATAGTGGAAGGTAGTGATACTTCTTGATCTTCTTACCGTAGTTTTTTGTTAAGCTCTCTGAGTCACCTAGTTGTGAGAAATACTCAACGTCTGCTGTCTCGATGATAGCTTTACGTTTGTACTCATACGTATTAAACTGCGTTCCAATAGTACTATCAGTACCATTTCCATATACTTGTGCCATTACAAATCCTTAAATAAATTTAGCACCAGATTTCATCAGCTCCATAAACTCGTCATCACTCAATTTAGTTGGGTCATACTTCTTTACTGCATCTGATTTCTTCTTAGTGTTGATCCCTGCTTGTTTCTTTTGCGCGGTCACCTCAGGGGCTTGAACAGTCTCTACCTTAGGTTGTGGTACTGCTACCTTAGGAGCGTTGTGAACCATATCTGTAACAATTTTTTGGTACAGCTCCAGATCACTTAACCCCTTAGCCTTACCTAAAAGTCTCTTTTGATCTATAATACTCTGTACCTGCTCATACCGTCCCATAGCGATCTCCTCATTGAGACCTCTAATCAACTCAGGATTTCGTATCATTTCTTCCCTAGATTTCTCATCCCATAGACCTGTCACCACTTTACTTGTTGTTTCAAATTCTGGTGTGTCCTTCAATTCATCAATTATCTCTTGGAATTCCAACTGGCTAACACTAATCCTATAGTCAGTAGGGCTGTAGGAAGTATCCTCCATATCCATCTCTAGCGGATCTACTCCAGCATCTTTCAATGCTTTCTTAATCACGCCTGCATTTCGATTCTTGAAATCCATCATCTCATTCAGCTCTTCATCAGAGACACCCTCAAGCATCTTGATTCGCCCCATATGAGGTTTCAGAGCAGTAGTTTTTAACGCATAGTTACTTGCCATAGACAAAGCTGTACGAATATCCTCTGCGCTCTTTAGCCCAGGCATCATCTTCTTATTCGCCTTATAGTCAGCCGTTACTTGCTCATAGAATGCTTTATAGTCTACACTATCCTTAGTTTCCTCAGTAGACTCTTTTGTCTCTGTTTCTGTGTCTTCTGTCGCATCATCAGCTTCTTGAGATTCTATCGTACCTTCTTCAGTTTCTTTCTCACCAGTTTCTTTCTCGTCAGTTTCTGTGTCGGTTGGTTCTTCTTCCAAAGGTACTTCAGTGTCCTCAGTATTGTCTTCTACAGGAGGGTTACTCTGCATATGCTTCTCAAACTCATCATCAGTCATTGTACTTAAATCAGCACTCATGATTAATCCTCCTCTACATTAGAGCCACTAGCAATGAACTCTTCATTATCTTGTATCGTCTGCAGTGCAGCGTGATAAGCCCCAGAAATCTTGAACCCGTATCCTACTAAGCTATTGATACCCTTTAGGTCTTCAATCAGCTTATTAGTATCATATGCGCCAGTATTCAAAGCAATACTCTTACCTAGCTCTGCAGCATGATTCTGAATATATCCTTGAGTGATAACCAAGGCGTAGTCTTCGTTTGCTAGAAGTCTCTTAAAGGCTTCACCACGCTCCACAGCTACCTTAGCAGCTCTCGTAGAGTCTTCAATCTGTTCGAGTTCTTCTGTTGTCATATAATTCCTTTTCGTGTCCCTGCTGTGCAGGATGTCCTGATTTGAGCTTTTAAAGACTTTCACTTATTGGTCTATTATAGGCAATCCTAGCTACCTAATCGCTGTTTGGCAATTTACCCTTACTTTGTTCTATACTCATGCCTTTAAATGCCTCTATGTCCAACTTAGACATTCTGTCATGGTCTTTCTTTTGTATCTCTTCATCTTGGTCTATCCCAGCGTCTTTACGTAAGAAGTTGAGGTCAGTCATATCCGCATCAGAGTGTGTTGCTCTTGTCTTAGCCTCCTCTAATCCTGCTTTAGCATTCTTGAGTCTCATATCTACCAGATTCTCATCTGCTCTTGATTGTCTCTCAGCTACTTCAGCCTGTAACTTAGCTAGCTCTAGCTGTTTTACCTGCTCTTGGAATGGATCTGGTTGTGGAGTAAACTCTTCAATTTTTTTAGCCAACTCTGGCATCTTTCTCAATCTAGCAATTTCAGCTCTAATCATTCTGACTTCTGCAGGATCACTTGATTGTGCTGTTGTTTGTAGCATAAAGCTTAACTCTTCTGCTTTTTGGTTATCACTCTCTGCTGTGCTGATAGATAAGTTAAGGTCGTAGTTACCGCTAAGGTCATCCCGTCTTATTGTTCTAAATTCCTTATTAGTAATCCTGATAACTTCTTCATCATTCAACCATACAGCATTCATTGCTATAGTCTTCCTACCTATCTTCTCAATACCTTTGGCTAATCTCCTAAGAATACCTAGCTCTCGCTTACTGGCACTGTCTAATGCGCCTCTAGCAGCCGCAGCTGTATTACCTAGTGTTTGCCCACTAATACCACTACTATAAGCCTTGACACCAGTTAAGGACTCTGCTTCGACATTTTGCATTTGTATCATTGCCATAGCGCTCTGAGGGATCTCAGGATAGCTCTGCATATGTATAGCACTCCTAGGGTCAAACCCTTGGTTGAAGAAGAAATGATCTCCATTATCAAACTTTTTCTGATTGACAGGGTCTAAGAACCCTTTGCTCATAGCAATCTGACCATTAGCTGATCTACCCATGATATCAATCATTCCTCTATAGATAGCTCCCATGATGTTTTGCTTATCCTCTAGCAGTGCACCATCAGGCTCACCATACACACTCTTCCTTACAGGCAGATACTGTACAGCTACGAACGGTAACTCTTTATCAGGATACGGGAGTTCTTCCAGTTTGATCATCACATTGCTACCAGCCACCCATACAGCCCTAATAGGAGATGTTATCCCTGTATCATTGATATCCCAGTAGCCATAGTACTCATACGCAGTCAGCTTCTTCCTAGCCTTATCTTTGAACTCAAACCCAGTGTTTTCCTTGTGTATTCTAAGGAAGTCACTATCTCCAACACTAGGGCTGATCTGATCTTTATCTCCAAACACATTATCAAGGTTTTTGTATGTGCCATCTTTTTTGAGGTCACTCATACTGGTAGAGAATGGCATAATCAGGAATTCAGCCTTACTTAGATCCCCCTCGCAAGTAGGGTCGATGACACATCTGTCATACTCACATACCCTGTAGGTTGGACCATTCTTTACTGGTACCATCCTCTTCTCCATCCTCTTACCAAGCACTACAGGTTCTCCACTCTCTAACTTAGCTATAGCCTCCTCTTCAGCTACTAAACCCTGTTGTACTTGTTGTATTATGTACATCTGCGCCTGCTCTGGTGTAGCTTCTATATCTACTTCAACCATGCGTTCAGCTTCTTCGTACTCCCATCCAATTTGCACTATAACAGTGCCTTCATCAACAGCGGTTCGTACGTACTCATTGACAAAGGCTACCTTATCCATATGAGTGTTCCATTGATAGTTTAACACTATCTGGTTATCTTCAGCGCCATCTCCATCCTCATATGTTCTAGGGCTCACTTCAAAGATATCCTTAGCACTCAAGAACGGCTCTTCTAGGGCAGAGTATCTCCACTCAGCTTGAGTCCTAATAAGTTTAGGCTGTACCTTACTCCTACCCTTAGCAGGTTTGATATTCAATTTACCAGCAAGATTATTCAGATAACCTTCTACGGTAATGATGTGATCATAGTGGCTGGCCTCAGCAGAAGTTAAGTCATTCTCTAGGTCACTAACACTAGGGGGAGTCTTCCAATCTACCAGTTTAGCTACACTCTCATCAATTTCTTTAGTCATTACATACCATCCTGATTATTACTACTAGCATTATACCACAGTTCTCAACTATTTGCATACCTTATTAGCCTCTTCTAAAAGACTAGCATACTCTTTCATCGACTCATAGTTAGTCAACACCTTGGTGTAAACACATTCAGCAGTGCTACACCTATTATTACTAATCAATGGCTTATCTATGTTAGGAGTCTTGCATTGACTGAAGTAAATCTCTGTACAACCACTAAAAACTATAGTGGTCAAGGTTATCAACAATATCTTCACATGTACTATTCTCATCTACGGACTCCTTTATATACTTTAATCTATCTTTATGGACTGTATTAATCCTAACCTCTTGCTTTGAGAACTCAGCCATATTTGTCTTGTACTCACTAAGCGACCTAGCAGACTCTCTCTTACACTCCTCTATGGCACTCTGCTTAACCACCAGATCTTTCTTAAGGTTTAAATTTTCTATCTGCATACTCTGCAAGTAAAATAATGACCCTGTTAATAATAGTACCAGGGATAACGAAAACCAATTCTTCATAAGCAATCCTATCAACATCTATTCCACAGTCTTGTCTGATAGCGAGGATGTTGTTACCATGCGTAAATACCGCCCAATAATACCAATAACTACCAAAACGTGCCAAAATATGTTGGTGGGACAACAACTCTAAACTCTTCGACATTTGTCTGAATAAGCCCAATGAGTACTGGCATCCCATTAAACCACTGCGTTTTTGATTTATGCCAATTTTTGAATATTTTATGCATTTTTAATCCTTGTTATCCAACCACGTCTAAATCTTTTTTGAGTATTGTCGTTGGCTACAATCCTATTCACAAACGCCAAACGGCTTGCTTTATAGCGTGTCACAAACCCCTCAGTACCATCGTTAATAGCTTTGATTGTCCTGGCTCCCATAATACCATCCTCAACTGTCCCAACGATACGTTGTGCATATTTAACCGCACGACTAACACCGCTATTGACTGCAAAATCCATAATGTTATCAGCCGTGAGTTGATCGGCTATTTCATCACCTAGAATTGTCATCCAAAAATTGACTTTATAGAAATCCTCCACTATAACATCCAGCGACACATCCCCCTGAAGAACTCTATTAAGCTCCTTAGATGAGTGCTCTAATTGTTTGTAACTATCAACAATCTCCCACCCATTCCAGCTAGGGTGATAAATACGTGAGATTCCTGCGTATGTCTCACCGCCTCTATCATTAGGATTGTTCACATAACTGCCCTCGAACTTTTTTACTTTAGCATATGATTTTTCAAAATTTGCCATCACTTTACTCCTAATTTATCAGTAATCCACTGCTCAAGAAGCAACAGCCCACGAGTACCCTGATGTGAGGCTATACCAATACACACAACTGTAGCCCACTCATCAAACCCAGCTGACTTACAAATAGAGTACGTTATAACCCCGACGAAACCGCTGATGATCATATCATATACCCACTCCCGAAATGTGAATCTCTTTAAAATACCTGTCTGTACTTTTTTAATGGTATGTACTGTCCCTCCCCATATAGACAGTATGAATACCCAAGTAGCCGCAAAGTATTGTTCCCATCCATTAGGCACGTTATTTATAGGCATAAACTCTCCTTTTCACACTTCATCACTTAATCTCCTTAATAGCCATTACAGCAAACATTACTTTTTTCATATTACCGCCTTTATTAATATACAAGCTATAACAGTTCCAACTAAACTACCTATTGTATCAGCATATATACCGCCAATATCTTCAGTACCTCTGCCAGTACTATCTATAAGCTCTTTTAAGATACCTACATTCAACGATACTGAATACCCCGCTAATGATGCAGTTAGTACATCTAACATGTATGTATGCACTAGTATTGTGACTACAGCAGACATTACTGCTGAACCAACTAGATGTTGTATTTTGTCTTTAGGTAGCTTTATTTTTTAACTACTTAAAGTTAGTCTTAATCCATCGAATAAAAAATGAGATGTTGCATCTGTAATAAGGCTTATGTTAAACCTTGTTAAATCAATATCACACGGAATAAAAATTTCATATAACGTCCACGATGTATCTGTTATAACAATGTTGTTCGTGTAGTCTGCAATAGCTCCTGAATATCTAAAATCAAAAAATACGCTGCTACCTGCCCCAACAATATTTTTTGCGTAAAATTGAACTTTAATTACTTTATCTTTTAGTATGTTCAAAAATAAAATTTCAAGTTCTGAGTTTGTAGCACCTGCAATCGTGCCATTTACACTAATACAGTTAGTTCCATATAATTGTAAAGTATTACTGCGGGCTACATTATTAATATATTGATTCCAATTATACATTTTTCCATCACCGAGGGCAATCGCTTCGTCAATAGCTTTTTTAAAATTAAAAGGTTCAATAGTATTTCCTATTAATTCAATTCCAGTACATCTATAACCTGCCCCTGACCCTGAAAGGAATGAATATTTTTTTTCTTTGAAAGTTCCTGAAATCCTATTTGTTCCGATTGTTGCTTTTGATGTTCCGCCTAACTTAGTGTTATGGTTTGTCTGTATATTATTAATTACATACCCTGACCTTGTGTACCCATCACTTTTCGCTGTATTGTTTGATACTAGAGTAGCTTTAGATACATTAAAAGAACAGTCATTCACTCTAGCTGAGTCATACGCTTTTCCAGCAGCTATTCCTGTACAATTTGTAACTTCACAGATTCCAACCACCGAATTTATTGCAATATTTGAAGCGATAGAATCATCGCATAAAACTCCATTTATTTTTATATTTGTTGACATATCTGATTCTACAACTAAAGAAGGATTTAAAATCCAGCCTAAAACGGAATCGTAGTGATAGTCTGCTCCGACTACTACGTTTGCATCTCCTGTTCCCTTTAATAACCCGCCATCTATATTAATATTAGCACAACCACTATTTACTTGTATTGATTCTAATGCATCTGAATAATATACATCTAGGCTTCCAGTCCCATTCACTACAGTATCTGTAATTGTTATGGTATATGCTCCTCCAATGTTTGTATATGTAAATGGTACTGACCTATTCCCACTATTATCTGTAATAATAACACCAAGTCTGGAGTATGCTTTTGGCAAAGTGACACTATACACTGCTTGTAAGTGTATGGCTGTTACGATAGTAAGACCTAATATATTTTTTACAGTAGCATTATTAATGCCAATGTTTGTTGACAACAAAGTCTGGATACCGAATCCCGTATGGTCTTTTAATATAGGGCTATTTACATTACAGTTTAAACAACTTTCCAAAGAAATACACGTTGACGATTGTGTACCCTCCATGATTGGGGAGTCCACTATAGTGTGTTCACAAGCTGTTAAATAAAGGGCATTTCCGAATGAACCAGTAAATAATGGCCCACTTACATGAGAGAAATTAGACCCATTTAACATAATGCCTTGCATTGTAGTAGCTCCTACAATTTTATCTATTTTAATGGATAAATAGCTTCCCGTAAATTTTAATCTGCCTACATCTAAAACTGATATTTGCTTTGCAGTTATGGTAAGATTAGATTGTGAAATTACTGTATCGCTTCTTATTGTAATCCCATCAATATTTATATTACTAATCCCAGCCAATACCATTGTATTAATAATATAACCTTCATCAGTTCCATCACCTTTAGCACCAAACCACTTTACATTAACAGCTCCTGAGTAAATACGTTTCCACTTACCAAATACAGTACCTTGGTTATCAGTAGCAGTAGTATCATATACAAATGTACCACCTCTATCTAAATCAGTCAATACAGCAGTATCTCCATCAATACCAGTAGCAGTAGTTAAATCAGATACAGTCTTGAAGTATCTTACACTCATATTACTGTTGCTTGTATCACCATTCTCTATTGTTAGAGTTTTACCATTTGTGTTAAGTAGTTTAATTTTACTGCTCATCCTATTCTCCAGTTTGTTCCATCTGAGTACACAGGCACTTTATTGGCGCCATTACCTACCACTATCGTTCCAAACGTAGTAGCTGTTGCGTCTGATACAAACGCTCTCATTCCTTCTGATCCTATTGGCAATGCAGCTACTGTTATAGCTACATAAGTTATAGTTGTATTTTCTATCTTCATTACAATACCTTATATACAGAGTTATTTGGAATAGTTAGACTACCGCCTGACTCAATAGTTAAAGAGTCTATAGAGTACCCATTTGATCCAGGTGCTAGGATTAGTTCTTCAGCTGAAACATACCCTAGATACCCTAGAGATTTAATAGGAGCTTTACCTAAGTATTGTCCTCCTCCTCCACCTACAGCACCACTAAGTACTAGCACAGAATTAAACCTTTGGACAACTAAACTTCCGTTACCTGTATCTAGTTTAGCTCTAACCTTTACAAATATACTACCATCAAATGGTACAGTAGATATTGACATAAGTGTATTCACTTGAATAGGTATGATATCGTTATTAGCCCCATTTATAGTACCTATAGCAGTTGCATACACAGTAGTAGGAGTATTCTTATCATACACCTCAAACGTCACTACTCTAGTACCTGTAGTATTTAACTTCAGTGTAATAGTAGAGAAGAAGTTAAATACACCATTAGTCTTAATCTCTATCTCATCTTCAAGTATATCTAGCAATAGTATATTGCTTGTATTAATCACTGGGGTAAATGTGAGATTCTGCATCACCGTAGTGAGGCTTAGATCTGTGCCATCATCCACCAGGGAACCACTTACACTAGCTAGGTTACTTATGGCTTCTACTTGTGAGTCATACATAGACTGGATCTTATTAGAGCTATACGTCTTCACTAGGCTAGGTGTTACATCATCTATGATAGGGAGTGCATTAGCCACCTCTGTAATATCAGCTACCATATTGGAAACTGTTGCAATATCAGCAATATTTGTAGCAGCAATAACAACACTCCCTATATTACCAGCTACTATCTTTACATTGTCATATGCAGTATTATCAAGTTGACGATCAACTTCTAATGCAGGTGTTCTTGAGCTGGGAACTCTTCTCATACAAATCCTTTATCTTCTAATTTAGTACCACTTACTATTCTATCATCAGTAGGTACGACACCTAATTCTAGCATACTAGCACAGCTAGCTTCGAACCTATTATAATGCGTGTTGTTTCCAGCATCTACATTCCCATTCATAGCAGCATGTCCTCTATAGCCTATGTAGTGTAATAACGCCTCTAGCATTGCTGGAGGTACTCCTACAACTATAGTATTTAAATTTTCTGCCCATACCAGCTTATCAGGAGATGCATTATAAATCACATATATTGCTTCCCCTGGTACTGCATTTGCTATCTGTAAGATATTATAACTAGGTGTCATAATAGAGTCATTATCCTCCTCATCATTAATAGGGAAGTAATCACCTTTTTCATCATAGACCATATATACACTATTAAAGTTAGCAGATGTAATTGTGTATAAAGTTTGATCTTCTGCCATAATTAGTACTTCTTCATCTGTCTTTAGGTTAAATCTCTTATATAGCTCTATAAGACCTAGGTTTATATAGCTTATAAGTTTCTTTTCAGCATCTATCACCTCAGACGCTACGCTACTGTTTAATTGCTTGATCACATTGAGTTGCGCCAATTCCCCATACTTAGCGTATTCAATGATATCCATAACTGTCATATAGGCTCCTTATATTGTTTCTCCACCATTATACTATATAAGAGTTTAAATTACTAACATAATCATCAATTTTATGAATATTCCACATAGAATCTTTGTATTCCTTCTCTTCATCTGCAATACCAACACGCCCGCTTGGGGCAAATATGTTGAGCATTCCCATCATGGTTAGAAGGTCACAGCCATCATCGTGCCCTCCAAATCCTGCGTATGTTGTATACTGTAGTTCATTGAGTAGCTCCTGCATATCTGCACTTTCTCGAATATCCTTAGCGAACCATACTCTACCATTCTGGAATGCAGGGACAACAACACCCTTGAATCTGTCAAATTTCTTTACTCCTCCACTAGCCACCCCTTCTCTATCCGTGCCCTTTTGCTTGCCTACGGTAAAGTACTCATTCCTTTTAGCCATCAGTTGTTTTATCGCAAAGATGTGAATCTTTTGTTGCCCATCTATTTCTACCCCTGCTTCTATATTGCCTGTGTACTTCTTATACTTGTTAACCATTCTAAACAGCTCCATATACTGTTCAGCCAATTCAAGTTTCTTCAGGCTTAGGTCAATTAACATCCATTGCTCTTCACTATTAACAGCCCATACTGCTATACCACTAAAGTCACTGCCTTTCTTGCCTGTGGTGGTAAAGTCCGTAGTAATGTACCAGTTATACTCACTACCCCGCTTAAGTACATCATTCCTATCAAACCAGTTGAAGTAACTTTCACTAATCAACCGATCTTCTTCACTACTAATCCTAAGCATTAACTCTTGCATAAAGGTTCTGACTTTGTTCTCTTTAATAGCAGCTCTATACTTCTTCATAACATTCTTGTAACTATGCCTACTTTCCCAAACCCCTTGAAACTCCTCTTGAACCATATCAACATTGATACTCTTACAAATAGGAAACACAACAGGGACCCACGCGCCGCTTTCAATCCTATTGTATACGGGGTCTTTCCTATTATACGGGGTACCAATGATGATAGCAAAGCTACCTGCACCATGTAAAGCCTGCATGACATCACTATCAATAGTAGACTCTATACTGCCTAACATACTCTCAGAGTTAGCGTCACTTTCACTAGACACTAAGTCATCAAACACAGCAAACTGTGGTCTTTGCAGCCCACTCCTAGTTCCCCTAGTACCTGTATTTGCACCAACCCCTTTAATAGCAAACTTTCTCTTACTCCTGCCAGGAACTTGCTCTTTCTTCTTACCACTGTCTATAATCCTTTTATACATAGCTACTTCCTTAGGACTTCTAGGATGCCTTACTAGCTCCATCACTTCATCAGTAAACCTGTACGACTCGAATTGACTCACCAACCACTCACTCTCTAGGAATACACTCTCTAATGTGTTCATCGTAGTCTTCACGTTATTACGCATACTATCCCCAACATATAGCCCGTAGTTGACAGGCCCATACCCTGGGATCTCACCCTTCCAACCAATAAACAAAGGCAAATATGTCCCTATGAGGATGCTCTTAGCAAATTCTCTAGTACACATCACAGCTGTCTTGCCCTTGAGCCCTTGGTAATCAACGCCTCTAACCTTATAATAATCCTCAACGCTATCCTGTTGAAATATAGTGTCAATCAGAAAGTAGTGTGCGAGTGGATTGCTATTCTCTGGCTCTTCGCCTAACGTTAATCGAATGAAACTAAAGAACTCAAAGGCAACTGCGCTAGGGATGTACCCATTGAATGCAAGATCAACATTGTCCAACAAATCATCTGCCGTTAAAGGTAGACCTGCTTCTATTCTATCTAGTGCTTTCTTAGTCATGTTACTCTTCCACTCTTACATCAACAATGTCTTCTCTAGTAACATTAATGTTCAACTTCTGTATATCTACAATATCTAACCCCGCAGCAAGCATCTCTCTCTGCTGCATAGCGATTCTGCCAATGTGCTCTACAAGTCTAGCCTGCTGACTCTTACTCTCTTCATCTAACCCTACTTTAAGAGTGACAGTACTATCCTCGCTAGGCTTGAGCTCCCTAATAAGAGTCTCAGCTGCTTTCTGACGAACAGCAGGACTGACAGTAGGGTCCTCCATCATATTAGCGGTAACTAAGATAGCCTTATGGAGCAGTCTCTTATGAATTAGTTGCACAGGAGGCAAAGCAACCTTACGAATCTCATTCACTAATTGACTAGCATTATATCTACTAGCCTCACCACCCATGTCACTCTTAGTCCCACCATTACGTAGTCTATTAGCCAGCCTATCTGGGAAGACTTTAACATACGCATCTAAGAAACTATGGTCTTGCTCAACTAGCGTGAAGAACTTCATTGCACTTAGGTACTTAGGAGTACTCCATAGACTATTCTTTTCTAGGATATTAAAGTAGTTTATGTATTGCTCTAAGAACATCTCTCCATACTCAGGATCTTCTACCAGCTTGTTGAGTTCATCAACGCCGCTTTGGGTAATTAACTTGCCCTTCTTACCTAATTGATTCTGTAGTAATTCTAACTCAATCATTTTATTCCTTTGTTATTAGTGTACTCCAAAATTATACCATATAAACTTAATTGTATATCTTTATACACAAAATTTCATACCCCAAATTTCATTTTATTTTGTATGGGTTCAGTACTCCCTCTCCCAGTTTCTCAGTATTCAGGTACCCCCCCAGGTCAAGCATATGGGACCCATTCAGGCAGTTAGGCAGGTCAGTTGCGTTAGTTGTTAGATAAATTTCAATCTAAAGGATATATTATGACTAACTGGTTACCATGGAGCGCCTACAAAGGCTTAATTGAAAATAAATTTTCAGGTTATTCTGCCCAAGAGATATACAAATTCATAATCGAGAGCAATTATGAGATCACATCGAAAGACGGTACTACGTACAACGTGTCTTTACAGAAACTAGAGGAGACTCTAGGGGTGCCTTACATCCGTTCGTCAGCCAAAACAATAGAGTGGTAATCCACTCTACTTTTATTTTTTTCTACACCTACACCATAGAGCAGTCTCAGTCTCAAGCATAGTTGCGTTTGTTTGTGGATGCTTGCAGTTTTGCAGGTATTACGTCAGTTAGTTCAGGAGTTAGAGATGGAAAGTATAGTAGTCATAGGTGCAGTGAGTGCAGTGTTGTTCATGTTTAGAGGAATGTTAGCTAAATCAGCTGAGATGGGAAGTAAGGAATTCGACGCTATGACGAGAGGTCAAGAGATCAGGTTATATAAAGCACGTATTCAACATACAAAAGAGTTGATGAAGTTGCAAGGCAGTGAAGTGCTAAGCGACAAAGAATTTCAGGCTATATTTGACGTAATTAGTAAGTCAGATAAGGCAGATGATACAGTTAAGTAAGGTTAAGTAAGGTTAGTTAGTGAGGCAGACTAGTTAGGTATCTACGTTATGTAGGTATCTAGGCTAGTCAGTTTAGGTTTTTAGAGAAGATAGAACCATCAGAACAGCAAAGGATAAATTATGACAACAGTAACATTAGAGGAAGCTATCAAAGCAAGAAAAGCAACAGTGGCACAGGTGATTCAGGCTAAGAAGCTAGAAATGCAGATGAAGTTTGTAGAGAGTGATGCATTCATGACAAGAGAATTAATCAATAATGACATAACAACAATTGATGCCATACTTACACTGGCGGAAGAAAACTATACAGCAGATGGACGTAAGTTGTCAGTCACGTTTGGATATGGCAACATTCCAAACAAACTAATCACAATGGCCAAGTCGATACTCTACGCCAAAGAATACGAAAAGGATGAACTGTTATTCATGGCTAACACAGACATCAGTACAGTAGAGATTCTAGTTGATGCATTAGGGCAAGAAGCGTACTTCAGTAAAACAGGAACCTTAGAAGAAGAGATACCAATGGACATCGAAGTAGTAGTAGAAACGTTACAGCAGATTATCACAGACTTACAGTTAGTTTCGACGATAAGCTTTGCAAAGTTCAGTGAAGAAAGTGTAGCTAAGAGATTTGAACGAGCTAGAGTCAAAGCGATGTTACAACAAGAAAATTACATAAATTACATAAGCGATGTGAAAGATGTGGTCTACATAGACTAACCATAAACCAGTGTACTAAGACAATATAGTGCACTGGCATTCTAAATTAACGCAAAGGACATACAATGAGAGAAAGCATATTAAAAGGTGATATAACGTTACCAAACCAAATTATAGAGTTGGTAGGTGAACAACATGCCAAAGAAATGACAGCAATGTTTAATGCGATAGTAAGAGCATTTGTTAAGAATGAAGGCAATGTATCTGCGCCATATTGGAGTGACAGATTCAATAATAATAAAGTATTCAATAAGTTTATTACGCACCTATCAAAAGCAGGGTGGATCACCACCAAGGTTGAGCCTAACAGAAATTGGGCAGAAATGTCATTAAATAAGGACAAGCTACTAAAGTGGCTAACTCCAGAAGAAATCACAGGTATGCGAGAGAGGGTTAAGGTACATCAGTACCTATTACAGTCCAGTGGAATTAAGACACCAAAATTGACTAGAACGCCTAAAGGTGAAATGTCAGTAGGGCATGTACGCAATGGAATCTCTAAGCATTCATGCACAGAGTTCAGGCTTGATACGAATATGATGGTGAAATATAAAGAGGCTATCATATTAAACACAACTAAGGGGATACGTACGCTTAAATTAGAACATGAACTGTTTACAGATAAAGCACATTACGAGGCTATTGCAGGTGCATGCATCAATTACTACATAGAAAATCCAGAAAAATCATATGTGTTAGGATCAGCGATCTCAGACAGTAGGGGTAGAGCAATTTACTCGTGTACGGGTAAAGTATTCAACCCGATAGGATTCAAGGATGCGAGATCATTGCTCGTCACTCCACCAAAATCACTCAATAAAAGAGGCAAAGAAAGAATAATCTTGGCAATAGCTGAGTTATTAGGAGATAAAAGCAAAAGTATTGAAGCTAAAATGCAAGTAGGCATTAACGCACTAGAAAATAGGACTTTACTCACTATAGACCTAAGTACAGAGAAAGGGAGGAAATATCTTCATAATAATATGTGGTTAGAAAGAATCTATGCTAATTGGGAAAGTTATCCAGTAACAAGGGAATGGACAGTCCCGATCGAGATGGACCAATCAGCCAGTATGTTACAAATCGAGGGAGTGTTACTAAATTCGAAAGAGTTAACTTCCCTAACCAATTTACAGGAGAGTGATGATATAACAGATCCATGGCATGTAGATGGACTGTCCAGAGATCATGTGAAAAAGTTTATGACTCCAAACTTATATGGGTCAAGTAAAACGCCAGGAGAGCTATGGACTTCAAATGGGCTATCATTCACTATGGATGATATCAGAGTAATAAACAAAACAATCACAAAAGGACCGTATGCTATAGCCAATAAGTTTAAAGAGTTTATAGTCGAAAACGTGAATCCCAAACCAGAGATGGAAGTTACAGTATGGAATGAAAAGTTCACAATATACTGCAATAGGTATACGCAAAGAGGCGAGGTGCCAAAAAGGTATGATGTATATAACTCAAACAAGGAAATGGTACAAACTATATATCACACAAAGACAGTTGAGGAACCAAACCTCGAAGCGTTCAAAAGATACTTTGTGACGTTATTGGTACACGGTATTGACAGTCAAGTCATGGACCGCATAGCACAAAGTATAAGTTGGACTATTCCAATATTTGATGCTGTAATAACTCATCCATCTGACGCAATGATGGTAGAACACATATTCATATCTTGTATGAAGGAAATCCATAGTGATAGAAAGGAGGTATTATCAAAATACTTCAAGTCAATAGGCATAACATCTAGTGCAGCAATGCATTGGAAGAAGGTGGTTGACCTAATAACTCCAATCACAGAGTTTAAACCATCAACCATATCATTAAAATAGTCACAACTACATGTTCTCATTTTGGGAATATGTAGTCATTTTTTTCTCTTTTTTATATAAATGGCGAGTATTAAAATCTTATGGAATTGCTCTTGGGACGCTATATTAAGTGATCTCTCAAATTTTTCACATCTTCTTTTTTTCTCTATTGCTATTAAACCTTTTTCTAGGAGGCCGTAAGTGTTAAAAATGAAGAAATCAATAAAAGGGCCTTAAATGGAAAACAATAATACAAAAAGTGGAATAGCTTCTATTTTAGCTATAATAAACTCATGGTGCAATCAGCTTGAGAAAGAAGCTATATCTAGTATAGAGCGTAGGTCCCGTAAATTCGAGGCCGAGAATAAAATACTAAATCGCAATCTTGACAAAGAGATAATAGACCTACTAGAAGCACTATCTAAAGGAGCAGGTAATGAGTAAATTCTTATTACTCCTTGTTTTTTTGATAGCGTTTCTTGGCATAGGGTTCTTAATGGTGCCCTATGTAATTGGTTCAATGCTGATATTAGGGTCTATAGTGTATACACTAAAATTTGTTTTAAGAGGTAAAAAGTGGAATATTTAATAATAGGGATAGCAGTTGCATTTGATGCACTTATCCTTAAATGGAAATGGGAACATCAAAGATATGCGGATTTTGCAATGGATCTTGGAATCATGCTTGTAATAATGAACTTATTTCATGGATCAATGGGTGGAATGGTGGTAGGAACAATTGCACAAGTAATCATCAGTTTTTATCTACTTATTTTTCCTCCTAAGTTAGTAAAATAACACTGAGAAATCTGAAAAACATATTAAAAAAAGTACAAAAAGTACACTTAAAAGGACGAACATGAACATAGCATCAAAACAATACAAAGAACTGATTGGGCTTCTAAAGCTTAATCCTAAAATCACTGTATCACAAGCAGTACAGCTGCTCCAATTAACATAAAGGAGTTAAATATGAGAAAAGATTACATGCCTTTGAAAAAAAGCCATTATAAAGTTTTAGTAATAACTTTACTAGCTTTAGGGCTTACAACGTGCTATAGCACATATCAAGCGTACACCTACAGTAAACAAGCGGAAGAAATGTCAGACAAATTAAAAGTCTTGACTAAAGAGTTCATTGAGCTCACTCAAGGTTGTCTTGAGTATTATCAAACCCCAAAGGAAATTCATGAGAGTTAAGTTAATTAAATATGACGATTTATTCGCAACAGACTGGGCAATTGGAGAATGTTACGACAAAGGTTGCTATGAAGCAGGAGAAAAACGTGATAACAGAATCAAGAAAGTAGCTCTTAAAGCTAAACACTCTTCAGTACTTGAGTTTACAAACTTCACGTTTCAAATTGAAGCTAATACAAAAGTACTACTTGAAATGACTCGTCATAGACATGCTAGTTACGCTTGTAAATCATCTAGGTACACACTAAATAAAGGTGAAATAGTATTTGAACCAACAGGACATAAAGAGGCGGATACAGCACTACAGAAATGGAAAAAAGTGATTGAAAACTTTGTGTCTGATGGGGTATCAAATGAGATTACGTCTCTTATGCTTCCGCAAGCTTACCAATATAGATGGCTTGTGCAATTCAATGCTAGAAGTTTGATAAACTTCTTTGCCCTAAGAACAGCTTCTTCTGCACATATAAGTATCAGAGAAGTTGCCACAGAAATGCTTAACTGCGTTCCAACAAATATGCAATATTTATTTAAAAAGGAACTGCAATGAGCACAAAAATAGTAATTAACACCTATTATGGCGGTTTTTGTATATCTGCTGAAGCTATGGAAAAAAGTCTTAACTAAAAAAGTATTAGAATTTTCTATATCAAAGGAAACTCATTGGTATACTGTACTAGTCAATGGAATAGAATTTAGCAGCTATAACTTCCACAGACATGATACTGATCTTATTTCTGTAATAGAAGAAATGGGAGACGCTACAAACTCTGCAGATTCAAAACTTAAGGTAGTAGAACTGGACTCAGACTACTACCAAATTACATCATATGACGGACACGAGTCAGTACTAGAACTTTATACAAATAGTTGGACTAGTGTCAAAGAACAAGGATTTAAACAATAAAATACTTAGTACGCCTAAAATTCTCCGTAATCACGGAGACCTTTATGGCTGTGTTTAATTAGGCGTAAGTATAAAATTGGTTACCTCCATATATTTTTATGGCGCTTACTTAGTAGACAGCACGAAAATATACTAAAAGGAAAGATGATGTTAATGGAATGTGATAAATGTCTCTCGAAGATAGATTATGATAAGGATGAGGTCTATCATGCAACTGGTATGGTAGATGGGGCGCTAAATAGACACCTTCATCTTTGTGAAAGTTGCTACAAGAAAACATTTAAAGATTTTGTAACAATTGAAAAAATAGAAGAAGACAAGGGAAAAATGAAATATACTGCACATAAACTCGCTCCGATTTAATTTTGAAGCGATAAAAAGAATACTCGCTTAATTTTTAAACTTGATGTGCAATCGTGCTAAAAGGCGCCCACTAGATGTGCTTAAAGTTCCGAAAGGATAGGCGGCAAACAATAATAAGGAGTTAGAGATGAAAGCAAAAATATATACGTTTCAATAAATCATATATATTAGTTAAATAGAAATGGAAATGGAAATGGAAGTGTAAGTGAATATATAAGCAGAAGGATTTCAAGAACAAGCGAACAAAGTATTAGGCATTGAAGATTGGCGTGAAATAGGAAATTGGAAAACCTACATTGAAAATGAAGATAGATTTGTGCCAAATCTTGACATCTAACCCCCATCATAAAGAGTAAAAAATACTTGAGAGTGTCAAACATTCCACAATACACGCTTAGGTGTGTGTGATGGAGTCTTTATGGCTTACATTGTTTTTAAGGGCTCAACATGAATATACGAGAAAGACTAGCAAAAGAATTTGCAATTATGCAAGTATCAACTGAATGCACAGCCGCGGAGGATTATGATAAGTTTCTTCTAAACCCTGAAAATATATGTTCATTTTACAATGAGCGCTCAAATGATGAGGTGCTTGCATTACTTACAGATCTATACGATGCAGCACTATCCTTATTAAAGGAATATGACACTTACTTAAAGGAAAAACAATGAACACAGTCGAACTCAACATTATCAAAAATAATATCCTAGCGCAAATACAGGACAAGCAGGTAGCACCAATCTGTATTGCTGGAACTCCTGGAACGGGCAAATCTACTGCAGTATCGATGCTGGCTAAAGAATTAGGTTTCAATCTAGTTACTGAGTCAGCCCCAACACTTTCAATTTCGGTACTCTCAGGATTACCTAATGATCACGAAGCTCCACAATTTCAAGCTTACTCATTAGATGGAACTGCAGTACGAGCTACTGTATGGTCTATTCCAGAGATGATTGCTAAAACTATCACAGCATCTCTAACAGCACCAACCATATTGCTGTTAGATGATTTTCATATGGTGTCACAACATTTGCAAAGTTACTTCTATGCTTTATTATTAGAACGAAGATTAGGCAACTACAAGCTCCCAGATAATGTGGCTATAGTACTTACAATGAATGACAGTGATACAGCAGGATTTAGAGGAATCAACTCTGCTGTTCGTAATAGATTATCTATTTTAAAAATAGACTTTAACTTTGATTATTGGTTTAATAGCATTGGGGGTAGATTGCATTACCTAATAGCAAGCTTCCTTAAGGCAAAGCCCTATTATACCCAAGAACCAGAGACTATTGGAATCGTGGGGTTCGCAACGGCGAGAGTATGGACTTCACTCTCAAAAGAGCTGATGTATCAGCCTGAGGACACACTACTTCGTGATGCACATAGAATAGTCGGCACGCAAGTATCAGATGCTGCAGCAAAAGCATTTCAAGCTCATGTAGCATACATACAAGCTTTAGACTTTAGTAAAGTAGTAGCAACAAAAAGAGTAATAGACTTATCTAAGCATGATCCTTTGGACAGTATTATATATGCATATATAGTTAACTTTATAGTAACTGTAGAAGAGGGTATGTACTTACTAGATCTATTAGCACACAACATTAAAAATCTATCGACTACATTTGTGGGATTTACTTTTGGAGAAATCTATAATAAGTTTACATCAAATACTCCTCTGTCCGACGGAATGACTTATGTAATAAACACAGTATTAGATAAACCATTAAATAGCTCAGACTATAAAAACACAACACCTACATCTTTCAAAAAACTTACCAAACATGTGCCAGAAGATATCCAAGAAATCATTAAAGTAGCAGGAGAATTCCTACTATGAACAACTTGGAAACAAGTAAAATGAATAATGATTTTATACGTAAAATCTATTACTCTAAACTAAATGTAATACATATTCCTGTAAAGTATAAACAAATAAAGTGTGAAGTACTTAATGAAAATAGTAGTAGAAATAGCTACGGAAATGGAGATGGAAGTGTCTATGGTAACGGAAATGGATACGGAAACGGTAATGGTAATGGTAATAAAGACGGGTGTGGAGATGGGAGTGGAAATGGAAGTGGAAGCGGATATAGAGATGGGAGTGGAAGTGGAAGTGGAAGCGGATATAGAGATGGAGAGGGAAGTGGAAGTGGAAGCGGATATAGAGATGGAGAGGGAAGTGGAAGTGGCTATGGCTATGGACAGGGGTATGGGCAGGGAAATGGGCAGGGAAATGGATAACAATAAAATAAAAAAGGACAAAAAATGAAAGCAGAAAAATTCGCAGTTGGCACATATAGTATAATTAGAACACATTCAGCAGGTGTATGGATGGGTAAAGTAGAAGATAAAACATCTACAGAGGCAGTACTCTCAGATGCTCGGCGTATGTACGAGTGGAAGTGTCTTGACGATGGTATCACTTTATCCCACGTAGCATTGCACGGAATTCATAAAAATAGTAAAATACAAAAGGCTGTGGCAGCAGTCTGTTTACAATGGATTGAAATCCTGCCTTTAACAGATGACGCTAAACTAACGTTTGACGCACAACCTTACGCAAAATCTGTATAATAGTAATTCCATACCATATTACTTCATACAAACACATCACAAAAATTAATTTTAAGGACTAATAATGACACATCTTGACACCATGTTATCTGCTGGTGTACTAACTGGCTCTCGTGCGTTCAATATTGAACTTAACAACTTAATTAACTTATTACATAGGTACGAAATTTCAGATAGGCAAAAACGCATAAAAGCATTTGCAAAGATTATAAAACATGTCGGAATTACTGATTTCGCCATATAGCTTTATGCTATAATTCTATAGCATGTTACACAACCAATTACAAAGGAAAGCCAAATGAACCAAATTAAAAAATCTGAGACCTACAAACAGTTTATGTTTGAGATCCCTCACTTAATATTCAAAGAAGTTGCTATTGCCACAAATCAGTTAGTAGGTTTATCAAAAACCTCGTCTATGGTAGCACAGCTGTTTACGGCGTTGCCTATAAAGATTGAATTACGCTATATTGCAGATTTACCAAAACCTAGCAAAAAGCTTAACTGCTTAAATGAATATACAACTGCGTACTTAAAACATGATGATGCAACCACAATCAACATTGCGTTTTTCTACTCTTCTGAGAAACATATTAAACACATAGCTAAAGCAATTACAAAGTTCCCTACGTTCTTTGCTTATCTATATATGAGAGAGTCTTTAAAATTAACAAGATTGATGAACACTAAGACGCACTACCAAATGATGTCAAGTATCATCAAAAGAAGTACACCAAAAATTCCTGTAGAAATGCATTATAGACTTGCTACAAAGGCAAATGAATATGCTATCAATAACACTATTATGGAACTATTCAAAGTGTCTCCAATAGGAAATTTTATAAGTACCGTATTAGAAAATCAAAACTATAGCAAACAGTACGAGAATATGATGGAGCCCCAAATTCTTCCTATCATACTAACAAATCATACAGGAGAATACACCTTACTGGATGAGGTATTCTCAATAGACGAAGATTATCTAATATCAACAAATCACCCTTTACTGGTAGAAGAACACATTATCACAGATCTAGGTGAGACCATTCAAAATCACTTAGGTAACATGGCTAGAGGAACTGTAACAGAGTCTATCTTCGCAGAAACATTCACAGCTAAGAAAGTTAATACTGGTTGGTTTAAAAAGCTCACAGCCAAATTCACTTCAGAGGTCTATCATATGACTGACGAGTTCTACTCAGATTGGAGTAATATAAATCCAATATATAGACACATATACAAAGCGCCAGAAGAGCGTTATGAAAGTAATAAAATATCAATTGTACTTTCTATTGACCATAGTGGTTCGGTGTCAACAGAAGGCTTAGAAAAGTTACTATATTTAGTAAATAGACAAGGTAAACGAATTGCTAATCTAATTGTACTAATACACGATACAGAAATAGTAAAAGAGTTTAACCTATCTTCTAATGATAACATCTCTGATGACCCAGAATTTAAAAGTGCTTTAGTAGGTCGATATGCTGCAGGAGGAACTTCACATAAAGATGTGTTCTCTAGGATAGATGAACTTATCAAAAACAAAGAAGTAGACGAAAGAAAAACAATCTATGTATGTTTCAGTGATATGTACTCTGATATTCCTGAAGCTATTAAGGTATATCCTTCAGTTAAACGTTTAAGTCCTATATGGCTTAGTTGTGGAGAGTCTATACCAGAATTTTGTGGTGGTACTAACATTGCAATGCAGTAGTTTTAACCAAATAAAAATAGGCCCATACGATTATGAGGGACTTGTTAAGTCCTTCATACGCCAAGACAGACATAGCGCATCAACTGCAAGGAGGCGACTCTCTTATACAAGGGTACTACTAAAATCCTACAACACCGTAATTGCTAGGATAGACAAACCAAACAACGTCCTTTACATCACTAAGGAACGATACTCAAACACGACTAGTAGGCAAACACGTATACTCCTAGCCTTCGCAGAGGATTTGCATATATTTAACTCAACAGGGTTTAATTTAGGAGAGACTTACACAAACACAGAAGTAGCAGACTACTGGGAAAAGACGCGGGTACTTATTAGCAAATACATACGGGCTCGCTCAAACAAAGACCGTATTAAACAACAAATACGCCAACACCACAACATGATCAAAAGTTATTGCACAATACACGACGAACTGTATAAAGTGCCTGAAGATATACTACGACTAATGTTCGTCAATCAACTCATTTATTAAAGGAAGTAACATGACATTGCAATCAATAGCAAACGAGATTGATAAACTACAGCCAAATATGACACAATTCTGGGAAGATGTAGCATCAAATACAATTACAATAGACAGTTTTGATAAACCTAATCTGTCTGCACTAGAACTATTTCAACTAGAGCTGTTATTAATATACAGTACAACACGTAGAAGCCGCTATATAGGACATGCGGAGGCCTTGCTAGTTGATAGAATATGGCGTAAGGCAAGACTAGAAATAGATACTATTAATAATCTGCAACTACACCTGGAGTACATGCCTCTACCGAACTTACCAATCAAGCACATTCCACCGCCAAGTCCCGAAACAATATTAGGGCATACTACAAACCCTAAACAATATCTTAACAGATACCTTAAACGTAAAATAGCTAAACCTATGTCAACAGCATATAGCATTACTATAACCGATGATGAAATGGCTCTTGCTATGTTCACTAACTGGATACAAGGAAAAACTCTAAATTCAGTACAAGCTTTAGACTTCGCTGAAAAAGTGCGAAGATTCCCACTGGATATTAAAAATAAGTATATTAATTTAATCCTAGAGAATTGCCCTAATCCATCGATAGATCTACAAAAATACATAGCAAAGTATTTTTACGCCTCCTATTACAAAACTGCCGCTAGGGGGTATATCAGAAATTGTTCGCATAGTGTTATAACCCTGCTAACTATTGCAGATACTGCGGATTCCGCTTACAAACCTTTTGTGTCTAATCTGACAACAAAGCCAATCGCCTCATTAAACGAGTACAAGTCTTTAGTAGCCATCCTATTAATGATGTATCAAACAAACACAGGCTCTGACAACTATAAGTCCGCTCTATTAAACTATTTAAACTTACCTGAGCACGATGTCTACCGTAATGAGACAAATACAATATTATCTACAGCAATTAGTCAAATACCTAAATTATTAAAGGACTTGCATGGATGAGCTCATTTACACAATCAGCAAAAAACAGATTCTTACAACAAAAACAGCAAAGGAGTTAGAAGCTTTAGTTCGCAAATATATTAAAGAGCTAAATGTAGGGTCTTTATATAGAGCTGAAACAGCTGAAGAAATGATAACCTATAAACTAAGGTACAAACTTCTTGTATTAGCCTTGCAGCAGTACACTAAAAAGTCTAAAGTAAGACTGCCAGACTTTATATACGACACAAGAATTCAAGCGCAACATCACATTTGGGCTAAGTATATCCATTTTCAAGACACAATCCCTCAATGTCTTGGGCCTTTAAATTCTTATTTGGTGGATATATTTGAATTCGATACTGAAGTAGAAATATCAATGCACCCTACTACAAAAATGTACATAGAACGAATGCATAAGATATTCAAAAATAGTCCTATACATTTTACTTTTGTGTGGAGGGAAGCAGTATCAAATTTTGACAGATATTCGACACCATTGAGTAGTATTACACAAAGCTACGTTAGAGCAATCCGCTTTAAACAAATTTTGTCTCCAAACAAACATGACACAATTTTAGATCAATATTTAGCGTACCATAAAAAAATATACGAAGCTATCGAACAGACAGAAGATATTCAATCTGCCCTCATTCTGCTAGTGCAACAACAACAAGCATTAGAAACTTTACTGCAAGAGGGGCTTGGAGGACATAATGTCTGAAGCAATTCTACAGCTTACTTTAGTATCACAGTTACGTATGTTATACCCAGACGTCCTGATTAACTTATCTCTCAATGGAATCCCTCTTAATGGAATGCCTATCAAGCAAAAAGCGCAACTCATTAGAGAGTGCAAACGAAATGGTATGCATCCAGGAATGCCTGATCTAACGCTATATCTTCCTAATGGTAAAGTGTTAAACTTAGAACTTAAGAATCCTAAGGGAGGAGTTCAAAGCAAAGAACAATATACTGTACAAATTGCACTAGAAGCTCTAGGACACAATTACTACATCATCCATGATGTTAGTACAGTCCTTAATTTAATAACATTTCTAACCTCCTTAGAATTTCGTAAATCGCAGTATGAGCAATTAGATATGCCAACAACAGCAACACTACAACAACCCTTTATGCATTGGGCTAAAGGCACACCAATAATAAAAATAATAAATACATTAAAAAGTATGTATAATATTTAAACTATTTATAAGAGTATACAACGAATAAAATCTACTAAAAAGGATTAACTATGACATTCAGACCATATGGACAAAGGAGCTAATTATGACTAAAGTAGAAATCTTAAGTAAAATAAGCCGTAAAAATACTAAACTATTCAAAGAATGTCAGCACTACTTACCAAAAGAGGCTGCATTTATTGTAGTGACAATGGAATGTCATGCAGAATTTCCTACAATATTTATAGTGGTCTATAACAATAGTAGTCGCATAATTGATAGAAAACATATAGAGGGATATTATTCTCATGGAGTCCTAGGACCATCAAAAAACCCAAAATTAAAAGCTATAATCTATAACCCCACTTTGGAATTTGTAGTTTTAACCCCTCAAGAGCTAGAAACTATTGAACATATAGATAACATAAACAGGTTATGTAATGATTGAGCTAAAATTCAGACCGTATCAGTTAGACTATATAAACAACATACAAGTTGGTAAATCTAACCTACTAATCTCAACCATGAGAAGTGGAAAAAGTTTGATCTTAAAAGGTATCATTGATAAGTACTTTCAGGACAAAAAAGTACTAGTGTTAGTTGGTATTCGTCATGTCATCTTACAGTTATCCGCGTACTATACAGAGGATCAATTCACTTTCATCCTTGCAGGAAAACCATTTGATTACAGTAAACACATTCATTTAGCCACATTTCAAACTTTACAACGTAGAGATATTGACCTATCAGAGTATGACCTAATCTGCATTGATGAAGTCCATATGCGTTTCAATACAGATATTGTAAAGGAGATAAGAGCACTATCTTGTACTCGTGTATACATGACTGGTACACCACTCAAACAGAACAATACATTCCTATCAGATGAATTTGACAATGTACTAGAGTATACCAATATCAAACAAATGATTGATGAGGGTTATCTTGCACAAACAGCATTTATGTCTATTGGTAATATGTTGTCAGATGAATCACAACTAACTGTACGTAATGGAGACTATGCCAATGAGGATATTGATCGTATTATTGACAGAACAGCACTTATTGAATGGCTGATAGAGGACAACATCAAGTACGGTTGGTCTACAGAACACAAGACAATCATGTATACCAACAGCATTGCAACTTCAGAACGAATCTGTAAACGTTTTAACTCGCCTGATGTACGTGTTATTCATTCCAATCTAAACAAATCTCAACTCAACTCAGTACTTGATTGGTTTGAATCTACCGCAAATGGCATTATCATCAACTGTCGTATGCTAACAGTCGGCTTTGATAGTCCAACAGCAGATCGTGTGGTTTATCTACTACCTACCAAGATTCATTCACTATTCTTGCAATCCATATTTCGTGCATCAACTAAACATGGAGATAAACAAGCAATCATATATGATTATTCTGGAATGCTAAATCGTATCAATCCGTACGACAATGAGTGGAAAAAACCTAAACTCTCTTGTAAGGAAAAGTGCCTTAGGCAGTACCCAACTGACCTTATGCAACAGTATTTCTGCATGGAAGGATGTAAATCTGATCAAATACTCGTACCGTGCATTGGCCAACTATCACCAAGCCTCAAAGACTACCATTTTATCAGCAACTACACAGTCTACGAAGGTACTCCATGCATGGAATCACGCCCGTTATGGGATTACACCTACAAGGCAGTAGATATAGCACCAGGCCTAATCAGAAAGTGGACAAAATGTAAATGTGGCTGCATCAGTTACTATGATTTGCAAACACTAACAGCACCTGCAAAGATGATCCGTGTATACGATGACACTAAGCCTAACAATACAGTGACTATCCTGTACTCCCCAATACATCGCAAGGCTATGGCGTTGTTTGACGATATCACCAAGTCACACTACATGATTCTAATGTTTGACAACTCAAACACGCTGTATACGCGTGCTATTGAATTCTTCAACAACAAGCAATTCCAGATACTGTCTAGCCATGCCTTACCTAAACTACCTAACGTTACTGTTGATCCTGCACTTCAAGCTATGCTGCCATTAGTGCAATGGCATACAGATAATCAGGGATTTGTACGAGAGCTTATTCGTGTAAAACTAGCAGAACTCGTAAACAAGTTTGGTATAAAAAAAGGGTACACTTGGTACCAGATGCAAAATATTAATGACCCCAACCAAAAAAGTGTGCTAGTATTCCTCAATTCTGACAAGATTGAGTACAGAGCGTTTCTAAAATTTTTCAAAAAACTTCAACCAAAGGACTGATATGACTATCGTAGTATTAGAGTACGAAACAGCTACAGTGTATTATCACACTTTACCAATTTATTACTTGTCGCCATCGCAAATAGAAGACTATCTCTACTATGATTTGGGCTATTCATGTAACAACATCAACTGGATGGTAACTAAACCAATTACTTGTAAGTCGTGTAGACACTCAACACAGATACAGGAATTCTCATCGTTTAAACAGCAGTATGTTCTTGTTGATTGGTACACATGCCACAAAGGCACTTATATCAAATCAGACAATCACATGAACCCACCAACCTTCGGGTGTAATCAACATCAACAAAAGGACTTAACATGACAATATATTTAATCGAAGGCGAGTCTGGTGAGTATGAGAACATATACACTTGGGTCAGCCAAGCATTCACCGACAAGAAACTAGCGCAATCAACCATGGATAAGTGGCAACAGTATGCAACAGATAACTTTGACGATCGTTTTGACAATGACGTAATTAACAACTCACCAGACCCATGTTTTACTGTGGATTACACGGGAACGAAGTATCGACTTATAGAAATAGAACTTATTACAGACGCATTTATGGAAGCTGTATTAACCAACAAAGGAATCTCATGATAATACAACCAAATGAACCATCATTAACTGTAACTTTTAACAAAGCTGAACTTGAATATATAATGAAAATCACACAGGAATATCAGGGACATTATGATACTGAGGAATCTGACACTGATCATGAGATTCGTCAACAATTGTTTGTGGCCGTATCTATTGCCTTAGAGTATAACATACGACCAAACAAAGTAATAAAAAGAACACCAAAATACACAAAGGGCTAACATGAGCTTCATTCAAGCAACAGCAACACAATTGACCGATATCACTATCAACGGCAAATCATTCACAAACGACCACGGAGTGCCTAAAGAAATGGCACTATTCGCAGCGTATCATTCAACTTTGTACTCAGGTAACCCACCTCGTGAAGGTAAGTTATCAACTACAACTATCATAGGACCACTTCGTAAAGCAATCTACGCAATACTTAACCCTGAATCAGCAACTATTGATGTAATGAAATTACTGGCATCAGCTAAGGGGATAGCGATGCATTCTGGCATGACAGCAGCACTAACTGCAGCTGACTGTGGATATGTATGTGAACAACGGATGGAAGCAGAGGTTGCTAATTGGAAAATATCTGGAGAGTTCGACATACTAACTCCTAATAAGCAAATCAAGGATCTTAAATTTGTGTCTAACTACAATCTCAAGAAACTACAAGAAGATCAAGCTAAACTAGAACCTGGGTTAACTCTTGAGCAGATGTATGAGCAACTACCAACTTACTTTAAGTATCAAGCACAGCTGAGTATTTACTACTATCTACTCAACGACCATGAAATCAAGCCTTATGGGTCTATCATCTTCAGCCTTAACAACGGTTCTGATATGGGCAAATATACAATAGACTCTGAAGTTACGTTCCCATTGTGGCCTCGTGAACTTACTGAGCAATTCATTACAGATCGTATTAAACTCATCAAGCAACACTTAGCTAACGGAACTTTGCCTGAATGCAGTCCTGCTGAACGAGGATATAATCCACCAAGCTACAAGCTGTCTAGGATGGGACCTTCTGGAAAGATGTCAACTGTTCGAGGCTCTATTCACAATAACGAATCTGAATTTAGGGCTTTTATACGTAAATCTGGCAAACCTGGCGATCAGGAAATTATCGAACCTGCTAAATATATATTATGCAATTACTGTAATTTTGCAAATATATGTACACAAGGATTTTAACATGCCCACATTATTAAGTAAAGAGTTATTAAGCGAAGTGCTTGAAAATAAAAAGGTAAAAGAAATATATGAAATTGGAAGCAATCCAAATGTTGGTGACAATACACTTCTGTATAGTCTACAAAGTTTTGAAGACATTCAAGACATTAACATCTTTGAGCTGGCAGATAAGTGTAAAAAGTGGGCTTATAAGTTAGATGAATGGATTATAGAATCTGGTGTAACAGAAGAGGCGTATGCTAATTTATATGGAAGATATTCATGTTCAGATGATGAACCAATTGAAACATTTAGTGAAGACACAGAAGTAGGAGCTATATTTAAAGCAGCACAATGGATTTTAGATAATAAGGATAAATAATGGAACAAATCAAACTATCAATCAGCAATGGCCAATGGAAGCAAGCAGTGGCTCAAGTCAGGGATCATCATCTTGATATTGATGTCATCTTACAAGCTATACAGGACGATCCTGACATGCACGTAGACTACTTACGGCTGATACGTTGCATGATTTCTTTCGGCTATTTAATAGTCAACAACAACTACGACAAGGAGCAACCACTAATACGTATAGATATTGAGCGCTATGGCGAGGACATTGATGGCAATCGAGGCACAAACATCATTAATTACAAATTCGAGGACGATGACATACAAGAAATTGAATCACAGATACTTGAGTACATTCAAGCTACAAAAGAACTGCCTAATAAGAAATTCACTGTGTACTTAATCGATCCTTACAGTGAGGATACAGTAGAGTTCGACATAAATCCTTTCAAGTATATTGCTAAATCAGGATGCCTTGAGTATTTAGCTGATTGTCTGGAGGACTAGTATGAAAAACAATACTTTTAATCATACTATTAATATAGGAGATTCAATAACTTACGAAAAAACTTCAACCGTTGACAATATACAAATGGTAATAACTTTAAAAGATGGCACAGAATTAATAAAACCATATGTACCAGTATCTGTACAAACTCAACAGACAGAAATAAATACTGCCTGGAAGATACCAACTGTAGCAGTATTACTAGATATAAATAAAACTATACCAATAGTTAATATTAAATCAGAAGATGATAAACCAACTTACTGGTTTTGGTGTAACGATATTTCAGCACATAATCCTAATTCAGAAGTAGAGCTAGCAGTTCATTTTAAATTAAATAAAATAAATGTAGAATATAAAGATCAAGCAATTGTAGAATTGCTTGTATATAGAATAGTTGATTCTGGCTATGAGATTTATTTAATACCGCATAGTATACTTGATAAGTCATACTCTAAACTAGTAGAAAAACTCAACAACTTAAACAGTATTGAAGAAATACCTTTTTAGTAATTAAAGTAAAAGGAACAACATGACAATTCTATTACTACTTAACCCCCAACCTAGCATAATCCAAGCAGTGCAGTCCAATCTAGCAACGAGGTACCAACTGACGGACATACCAGTATCAACCCGATTTATAAAAGATTTGCCACGCAACGATGATGGCTACAGCATAGCTCATTTATTAGAACCTTGCATTACCGAATATTATCCACTCAAATCAGTTGCACATCTCATTGAGGATATGACCGACATCGACAGCATCGCAGATGTTATTGCATCGGAATATATCACTCCAGTTGTAACTTGGACAGATGACTTAGCAGTTGTATCACAATGGCTAACTGGTATCGAAGCCAAGTACGACACAATTGCAGTGGATTTTGAAGCTCGTGATTTATCATTACCCCAGTTTAACCAACTTACTATGGTAACTCTTGGATGGAACTTAACCAAGTCTATTGTTATTGTGTTTAGCATACCAGCTATACAAGACTATGTACTTAATTGGTTAGTTACCACCAATTGTCGTCAAGTGTATCACAATGCCATCTTCGACACACGTTTTATAAATTACCACACAGGCAAATTGCCTAAAGACATCGAGGACTCGCAACTACTAGCGGCAGTCTATCGTAATCATGTTAATCCTGATAAGCGTAAGTCTGGTCTTAAAGAACTTGCTAAGTATCCGTATCTTGACTGGGCTTCCGACAAATCTTCGTTTGAGTTGTATGTTAATTCATCCAACTACACCAATCCTAACTTGCACTACATCGGATCTAATCCGACACCAAGCATGTACAACTTACCACTTATCTATTATTGTGGTGTTGACAGTATGGCCACGCATTTCGTATGGACTAAATTCGCAACTGAACCTGCACACCCTGATTATTGGATTCCACAAACTAGTGAACCTAGGTACAACACAGAACAATTCAACCAACGGTACTACTATGATTTTATCCTAAAGCCTGCTATCCCAGTAATTGTGGAAATGTTGAACACAGGTCAAGAAATTGATATTGACAAAGTTACTAAGTTACTTACAGAAGTTGAAGCATTCAACGAGCAAACTTTAGCAACTATTAATTCATTTTCAATTGTTCAGGACTTTCAATCTGTTGTTGATACAGCTCGTACTACCAAGTTCCTAGAACCAGTGCATAAAGCATGGGCGCATCCTAAGTATGTGGAGTACCAATCTAATCCAGCTATGCGAGCATTTGTTGTTAATCAACTTATTGGCAGTAGTTATGATACTTTATCAGATCGTGAACTTAAGGCATTAACCGATATACGATTACAGCCGTTAATTACTAAGCAATATGATCATCCTGATATCGTATCAGCATGCAATCTATTCGCAGAGCAAAAAGCACATCAGCAGAACATTGACAACAACCGTATAGACAAAGTTACTAATCCAGGCAAATATATTACTCTAGGATTCAATCCATGGAATTATTCACAACTAACACAGATGTGGTTATATTTTGGGCTTAAGTCTGATGAAGTGTCAAAGACCACTGGAGAAATGTCATTCTCTGGAAAAGTGCTTGATCGTTTACAGCATACTGCTACAGGAGAAGTACAGCAAGCAATTAAACATTATCTTGAAGTGGCTCAATCAAAGAATATGATAACTCAATATATACCTAAATACTTCGGTTCAACTGTTGATGGAAGACTATATTATGCACTAAAACTATTCGGCACATTCACAGGACGATTGTCAGGCAAAGCTGGGGGGGATAAACTCGATGAATCAATAAAGCATAAGCTTGGGGCTAATGGGGTTACTCAACCAGTTGGACATAGAGTGTATGGCAAGACAGTTAAGTCTATGTTTGCAGCACCGCCTGGCAGAATTCTTGCAGCAGTTGATTATAACGGCCTAGAGAACCACATTAACGCATGTCTAACAAAGGACCCGACCACTATTAAGTTATTGAGCCCCGACATTGATAGCGGACTTATGTGGGATATGCACACGTTACATAGTACTCGTTTCTATAAACCGCAATGGCATGAACTTACTAATCAACCATTCGACGATTCTATTCAGTACAATAAACTATGTTATGATTTAACTGATACTGACAAACGTGCTAAGCAATTACGTAACGACAGTAAACCGTGCACATTCAAACTTGCTTATATGGGGTTCCCAGATTCACATAAAGGCGGTTCAATTACTCAGGAGATATACGATAGCTATCATCAAGAACTTTATCCTGGAGTTGCACTATTTAGGGACGATTATGTAATTCCCGCTGTAAATAAGCAAAAGTACTTACATCTCAATTGGGGGCTTCGTCTGCATACTGACAACCCTAAAGGTGATTTATTGTCTCTGAATAATGCGAACTTTCAAGCATACTCTAATTTAACTATGAATGCTGCTGTACGATTTCGTAAGCAGTATTTAGCAACTGGAAATCCATATAATATATCTGGGCTTAACATTATTCATGACGCATTGTACTATGAGCTTGACGATACTCCTGAAGCAATCAAATGGCTTAACGACCATCTAATTCCTACTATGGTATCAGACTTTTTGATTGATCAAACTGTACATCTCAGAGCAGAATGCGACTTTGGTTATAATCAAGCATATATGGTAACTCTACCAAACAACGCAGACATTGCAACCATTCAAGCCAAATTGGCAACACTAAATTAATACAAGGACATCTAATGAACACAGAAACTGAAACACACTTTACGTTTGATGAAGCGTTACGCCTAATGCGCCATGAAACTACAATTATGAGACCAGAAGGGCATACAAACATCGTATATGCAATCATCAATGAAGAGTTGTGTTGGAAAATGTATAAGGACTGGCATATCGTTACTGCACTGGATAGTGAAACTATTATGGGTACTTGGACAATAAGCTAAAAATAGTATGGACTACTTAATATAAAGGACAAATTATGACAATGACAAATCTTAAAATGCTAGACTTTAAAATAGAGAAACACCTAATGTATGATGATGTAGTGGTACTAAGAACAGGTTCTTACAGATACACACTAAATCCTACAGAAGTGCTAGGACTGCTAACACAGCTATCAAGACTTACTAATGAATTGTTGGAAGAACTTTGCCAAAAACATATAAAGGATACATCATGAACTACATAAATTCCCACTACTCAACCTTAATTAGGTATAATGCAATTCTTATGTTACAACAAACCTTAAAGGAACCCCTATGAAAATAGAAGATCAAATCCTCAATTCTTTGGACAGCCTCATAGCACAATATAAAGAGGAACTAACATTCTTACAAAATCGCAGTATGGACACATTTGATATGACTACGCTACCGCAGATCATCCAAGATATTGCCAAACTAGCAATAGCTAAAACACCTTCATTTAGCAACATATCAGCTGTAGCAGTGGCTAACTTCGTGCTTAGTCATACATTCGGTCAACTACGCCCTCACATCAACGACCCTATATACTCTGATGATCAAGTAGGCGTTAATACATACAGCACCATTATTAGTCGAAGCGGGTGTGTGGATGCAGATACCGAATTCTGCACGCCCACGGGATGGAAACGTATTGCGGACTTCTCTGCAAGTGATACAGTATTGTCTTGGGGTCCAGCTGGATATAGCGAGTTCGTCACTCCTACCCATTACATCAAACAGCCTGCTAGCATGTTGACCAAGTATTCTAGTAGAGACTTTGATATGGTACTCTCTGATGACCATAACATGGCTCTACTGGACACAACAGGCAAGCCTGTTAAGATGCTTGCAGGAGATTTTAAAAAACTGCCTGACAGAACTCATACCATCCCATTCAAATTTTACAGTCCTACGAATACAACTGGACTAGATATGACCGACGATGAATTAAGAGTATTTATTGTGTATACTATTGATAACTTAGCAGTAAAAGAAAATAATGCGAGAATCAAAATACGAGTAAAAGAACCTTATAAGAAAGAACGTTTACGTCAACTTAGTATTAACCTAACAGGTTCTATTGTTGAGTATACAGTTCCGTCGAACCCTGATTATAGTATCTTCTACCTACCTCCAATTAAAGGGCTCGATACTAACTCTATTGGCCTGTTATGGAATTTGACCCCTGCACAAACCATAATTGCTGCAGATGAGTTATGGAGATGGGGTGGAGCTTTAGATAAAAGAGGGTCTAAAACATTCAGAACCACTAAGAAGGCAGAAGCGGACCTAGTACAATTTATTTGGCAATCTGCGTATGACACTGCTGTAACCATGAACATTAAAGACGGTCCTGATAATAGACCGCCTCACACAAAATATAAAGTGACCGTAACTAAACACAAGTATTTGGACTTTAGAGTAAAGACAGATTCTCTACTAACAGAGTGCCCGACAGTAGATGGGTATCAATACTGCTTCACTATGCCTAACTCTAATTGGGTGGCTAGACGTGAGGGTAAGATATTTCTTACTCACAATAGTGGTAAAGACTCAACCTATCAAGCTATCACCAAGACAACTCTACCAGCATTGGACTATATTAACAACCTAGCTGCAATAGAAGCAGAAGAAGTAGCGCGTGCTAAATATATCAAAGAAGCAGCTAAAACCATAAAGGGCTTTGACGAATCCTCGGTATGTAAAGATGATTATGAGGAACACATTAAGAAACCAGAAATTCTAATAACCAGTCTAGGCTCCTCACGGGGAGGGCTAACCACAAGTCTTAATAGAATGGCACACACAAACTTCCATACTAAATCGCTTTTTGCATCAGAGCTAGGTCTAGCAATCCAATCAAATGCAGGAATCATACCTGTACTTGAACTCTTCTCAACTTTGTATGATATGGGGCAATCTGTTGCACCTGAGTTCAAAACAGAAGACGCTAAAGAAGAATCTGTTGAGGGGATGTATCCAAATCTCTTAGGTATATCCAGCCCAACTCCATTCTATCAAGAAGGAAACGTTCGTAAACTATTTATACCTATGCTTACGACCTCATTAGCACGTCGTATGACTATCGTATTTTCAACAGCTAAAGAAGAATTTGAAAATATGTATATACCACAATCCCCCGCAGAGAAACGACAATTACAAGCGGAACAACGTGTGCTACTGTCAACTTACACAGACTCCATAAGCAAACAGCTATTAACCGCTGTGAAGTCATTGAGTCACAATAGTACTATAATGTTCGATGAGGAGTCTTCAGTAATCTATGACGACTACAAAGCGTATACACAAGAACTCAGCAAATCTTTATTATTGTGTGATAAAGAATCTGTGGAGGGAATAGAGATGTCTGGTCGTGCGTTCAAGATGGGGCGTATTGCTGCAACTTGGGCTATTGCATCCAACTCCAATGTCATCAGTGCAGATGTGCTAAAAGCAGCTATTTACTTCTGCGACTACACAGCTCAACATTTGATCAAATTTGTGGCTACACTTAATTTAAAAGACTATGAGCTATTTATCGCTGATTGGGAGCAAGAATTCTTTGGTAACATATTGCCTATTGACAAAGCGATTACTAAAGGATACATCAACGTGAAGGCAATCACTCAACAATCCTTAAACAACTTCCTCAAACCAGTCAACAGTAAGCTTGAGGGAGTAGCAACAGTAAGCTATGACGAAGTGACTAATGCATTTGTATTCGTTCCTGTAGTACGTAACTTGGACAACACTTATTCATACCGTGCTTGTCAGGGGCATACCACTACAGCTCAGATCACAAACATTGTCACTGGCAAGACCATCGATGCTCTTGGGTCTTTACTGACTGTTGATTCATCATTTAACCCTTTTGTAGAAGACACTGCAAAGTTTATTGTTCTGCGGGTATCCAATGCATTCTTAACAGCGCAAATGGTAAGTAAATACATAGCAAATATATGCCACTTTATAGCCCCTACAAGCGACGATCATAGCTTTACCATACTAATCCCTACCAACATGGTAATCGAGCGTTCACAGTACAAGTATATAGTACTATCAATAGCTCACCAATTGATGCTAAAAATAGCACCAGAACTATGTGAATCCACTACGGTTCACCATGGATACGCTGGTATACCATTACTAGCATCCACAGCTGAAGCGCCATTACTCTATGACATAAGTGGTATTATTGGTAGTTTCGCAGCAGGGACTCCTGCGCCGTTACTTGCAGTCAAACCTAATGTCAAACCGACTTCAGCAGTAGTAGCTAAGTACCTGCAAACTGACATTATCGACAACCAAGCAATTATTGTGGATATGCTAAATGTTTCTAATAATCCTACACTACTCCTAGCAAACATCGTGTATGATATGCGGATTCACGGAGTAGACCAACATCGCTGTGTATCTGTCATCAACAGTATCAACAGCGCATTGGATACATCTATGCCTGAATCAACTATACATGGATACTTTATTGAGCCCTTCATAGGACTGATATAGTATATGTAATGTGCATTATGCATAAATTATAGGAGAAGCACACTCAAAAACTTGACAACGTTTTTTAAATTTAATGCAATTTCTTTACAATTATCCTTGACTTTTATGGGAATTTTGGGTATACTATTGATAATAGTAGCTACTATTATCAATAGTACCAAGTTAACTTAAACAAGTGGATTTTTGTCCAGATTCATCCACTTGCTTAAGGGAACTCCTACGAGTTTGAACGAATCTGGACAATTCTTTTTCCTCTTAAAGCACACACCGTCTGAAAGTAATTTCATGTTAAAACACACAATTATCGAATATAAGGAGGTCATCATGTTAGCACACGTATTTCGTAAGGATGGAGTAAACGTGGTCTACGGTCAATCAGGTATTGGCAAGACTATTAGTACCATTAAAGCACTTAACAGCGAAGGATTTACACCAATCCTGCTAGACTTTGATGATAATAACAGCCCTGAACAAAATCAATGTGAGTTTACGCACATTAATGGGTGGAGCTTTATGAAGTCCTACAATGACCCTGCTACAGCTGTAATGATGCCAACAAATACAATCATCGTTATTGATACCTGGCATATGTTCAACCAGTTTTACTCTACCAATCCCACAATCCTACAGGACTTAGCTGAAGGGAATACCATAATTATTATTGGGCATGTACTAGATCTTGCCACTAGACAGGATATTCCTGACATCCCAACCGAATTTGTAAATCACTGCGATGCAAAGCTATTTTTGTCTTATGACAATGGAAGTAGTGTTAAAGGCAGAGAACGTCCTGCTGGGACTGTACTGGAAGTCAAAAAGCTACGGGGATACTCTGGACCTAAACATATTACTAACTGGGCAAGAGAACCAAAATGAGCCCCCCCCCTAATTTAACTTCAGGAGCTATTAAAATGCAAGTAACATTATCCACTCGTGCTATGCATAATCTTAGCAAAGCCGAACGAAGGAATATAAAATACTACACACGTTTCTTACAGTGTAGCTTTAAGTCTCTAACGAGTCTACTTATTAAAGACTATATGTATTCACCATTTAATTATATCGGATACACACAAAACACAAGTAATATATGTAGTGAAGCAAACTTTGTCGTGATTGATGTAGACCATACTAACATCCCGATCAACTTACGCATTGAGCAATTAAAAGCTGAAGGACTACAATGCATTCTAGGAACTACAAGCAACGCAACAGATTGGTACAAGTATCGTGTATTGATTCCACTTGATCGACCTGTATCGCCTACTGAGTATCGTTACTTAGTACATGGCATACGTGTAAATGGGCTTATCCCAGACATGGATACAGCATCAGCTAAACCTGCACAAAAGTTCTATTCCTATGCTAACTCGACTGTACTACATTCCTTCACTGGATCACCACTGATTGTAGATGACTACATACTAGAACCAACACAGATAGAGTGTAAAGCCATAACTACGTCAGATGACATCACTTATCTACTCCCTGAATTCAATAGGTATCAATATGCAGTTAAAGGGAAACGCACTCGTAGTTTAATATCAGCGGGCTATCGTTGCTTACAACTAGGTATGACAGACACACAGGTGGAGCAAGTTATAACTTATGTCAATAATTTGTTCTTAATCCCTAAGCCACACAATGAACTTAAACGTCGTGTGTTGACTTTTTTAAAAACACAAAGGAACTAACATGAACTTAGAAGATTTACCGTTAGCTGAAAAAGCTAGACTAACTAGCCAATTCCCAGTACTACTTGTAGGCGCTAATTCTGCAGGAAAGAGCTACGCATTAGAGAACATGAGCGCAGAAGATAAGAAGCGTACCATAGTACTTAACTTCGACACAAAACCAGTAGGACTATCACCAAATGACTTCGCTGCAGTATTTGCAGTATCATCCAGTATGAGCAAAATCAAAGAACAGATGTCGTTGTTGCCTAAAGAAGCAACAGAGTATCGTGCGCACTTTGAACGTATCCTAGCAACATCATACTTCATAGACGACCCTGATGCTATTGACAAGATCGTAGAGCATATACTCAAAGCCACATTCAGTCCTAAAATTGATCGTGTTGTTTTAGACACTTTTACGTCTATGATCGACTTCTGTGAAGCATGGGCAAACTCTAACTTTTCAGGCAGAGACATATGGAGCAAATATGGATTTGGGGTACAGAAGATTCAACAAGCTCTGAAGGAAGCAACTATATTTGGATTCAAATTCACTTATGTATTTGCTCATCATGACTATATTCCTCCGCATTTGTACGCAACCGCACCTAAGCAAGCCTTAGCTGTTAAAGGAGGCATCATGAAGAATAACGTGGAGACTGCGTATAACACCATCATCTTTAGCTACCTTGCTGATGAGGGTAAGCGTATGTTCCAATGCGATTCTAATAATACTATGGACACCAGCCGTACTAAGTTGCTTGAGTCTTCGTTCAAATTTGAACGGACATCTCTTGATGACATTGAGCAACTCCTCAATCGTCGTAAAAAAATCGTGGACGAACAGTTAGTGGAGCTGTAGCATGTCGGCTAAGAAAATAATACTCCATCTATGCGCCGATCTAGGAAGTGACAGTAAATACTATCAACAAGATCCGAGCTATGAGGTTATTATGATAGGAGAGTCAGTTGGAGTTGAAAATTACACTCCTCCCCAAAATGTTCACGGAATAATAGCAAACCCTGTGTGTACAGAATTTTCTACCGCAAAATGCTTCACTCATGTAGGAGATTTAGAAAAAGGAATGTTTCTTGTTAACCATTGTTTACGTATTATAGAAGAGGCAAGACCTAAATGGTGGGTACTAGAAAATCCTGCCAAAGGAAGACTAAAAGAAAAGTTAGGTATGTATAAACACGCCTATCAACCTTGGCATTACGGCAGTCCATGGACTAAATATACAGGACTATGGGGTAATTTTATAATGCCAGCAAAACTATACACCAAATGGAAAGATGTGCCTAAGATACCGTCTTTATATAGTAGACCAGGAAGAGAAAAACCAGGACTTGTGTATTTCCACAAATCAGCTGTAACACTAATTCCAGAAATGCAGTGGGCAAAGGATCGTATTAAGTGTGATGCTGATATACGCTCTATGTGTAGTGATGGATTTGCTAGGGAATTTTACAAAGCAAACCATTAATTTCACTATGACCAGTCCCATATGTCACTAAACTAGGGTTTTATTAGGTGCTATTAATAGCCAATCAATTTTATTAAAATAAGGAAGTTAAAATGAGTATTATCTCAGGAATTATGAATTCAATGTCCAAGGAAGACTTGTCAAAACTTGGCAAATCTGGTTCAAAGATTAACACAGATGGAGCACATCTCCTAACAATTACAGAAGCATATGAGATTGTCTCAGAAGGCGGTAAGTACCCTAGATTTGTATTGAAAATGGAAGACGGGGAAGGAAAGACTTTAGATTGGACTGGATTCCTTAAATCTACTGTGGGCAAAGACGAGAAAACTAAAACAGTTAAAGCTGGGGAATACTCAGTCAACGGGGTTAAGGTGTATCTCGACAAAGAAGGCGCAGAATATGATAACCTCAAAATTATCGGACAAATCAAGAACCTGTGGGTAATTGTTGGACTCGATGCGACTAAATTCGGTACAGGAATTAAACCAGGCACTGTAACCTTCCCTGACAAAGGTATTCAGAATGTTGATAACTGGACCTCATTAATTGGCAAACAGTTTATAGGGGTTACTTCATACCTAATTAGTTTAGACGCTGCTGGCGCCAAAGCATGGAGAAATCAAGCTATCAACATGAATGATTTGTTTACTGCTAAGGGTCTTAGCCAAGTAGAGCATGACGCAGGCAAAACTGAGGGTGTAGCACTTGATGTAGCCGTCACTAAAGCTAAAGAAGCAGCAGCCATTAAAACCAAGGACAAACAAAATAAGCTTTGTCAACAGGAACTTAAGCTTGTACAAGGTGTTAACTCAGTACCTGTCACTGAAGTAATTACGTCTGCTGGAAGTCCTTTCTGATGTTTAAGCCGTACAAAAGAAAGGCTATTGCCGAACTACGACCAGCAACTGCAGCTGAATGCGCAAACGCAAGTGCACTTATAACTTCTGGAGTTTCTATTTCTAAAGTTGATTTAGAAAATGGTTCTCCAAAACAAGGCGGTATGATAGCTCGTAATCCTGAGAATCACAATGATCAGTGGCTAGTGGCTGCTGATTATTTTACAGCAAATTTCGAAGAAGTACTATAATGGCTACACCAACAGTACTGGATCAATATCAAACAGCTCTAACTGGAGTCCTTGGGGCAATTGCAGCACATACTGTGGTGCAATCTAAGGAATCTAGCAGAGTCATTAGAGAGTGTAGCAAAGCACTTGACAGCATGTCAGTAGGTCTTCGCAAAGAACTACTAGAATCAGAAAAGTCTATGGTGATCAGTAATGACTCACTTAATTAACCCAATCTTAACAACAATATACCATCTAAAGGAAGCTATAAAAATGCAAGTTATTAAACCACAAATCCAAGTTACACTGACCAAAACAGAGCTAAATACTTTGCTCACCGAAGCACTTACTAATGAGACTGCATCTGCAGCAATCAAACGAGCCCTAAACCCGCTTCTTAGTACAGCGTTCCCACAATTTCCTGAGTTCACTCAAGCAACTCTAGGAGACATAGCAGAAGACGGCTCAATTACAGCAATACTACGCCAACCAAAACCTGTACTTGCTACGATGCCCAAGGTGCCTATTGACTCTCCACTTAAATCAATAGAGCCTTTAGTAATTGAAGAGACCATCGAGGACTCTACTTCGTTTACACAGTAACCAATTCAACTATACACTCTTCAGAGTGTCATTGACAATCTGGTAGTCCCACAACATAAGGACTACTTTTTAAATTCTTTAAACCGTAAGGATACCTATTGGTTAACTCATTAAAATTAAACATAAGGAGGACCTGCAGTGCTTTTAACATACACCGATGAACAACATGCAATATTTGATGAGTTAATGACTCCAACTAGCCCAGTAATCGCCATAAAAGCCACTGCAGGTTCTTCTAAAACCACCAGCCTAGTCCAAGCAATTAAACGCTATAAGAGAGTATCTCCTGATGCTGCCGTACGATACTTGGTATTCGGGGCTTTAAACGCAGAAGAGGCACGACGGGAGTTTGGGACTAACGCTATAGCATCTACGTTACACTCCTACGCGCACGCTAACACAGTTAAACAATTTGGGCTTGGTCCTATCCGTCCATTTTTGACTTGGAGTGATGTACCTAAATCCATTAATAGACCTTTTGGCTCTGATTCTGAGCTACTTTATAAGATTGAAGAATACTGTAAATCTGATTATTTGTCTCTTGACTCATATGTTGCTGAACAAAAGACTCTTCATCCTGAACAGGATCTCTGGTTTGTAAGCCCAGCTAAGGAAATCCTAAACCTTATGGCTAAAGGGGCTATGCCTTGTACTCACAATTTCTACCTTAAGTTATTTCATGTACTCGTCATGAACGGCACTATCCAATTAGCACCTGTAGATCGTCTATTAGTGGATGAATTTCAAGATATGTCTGGTTTAGCCATTGACATCGTTAATGCCATACCAGCTGAACAGAAAGTATTTGTAGGGGACGACAACCAAGCAGTATTCACTTTCCTGAATCTACAGAACGGATTTGCCAAATACCCTGAAGCTAAACAATTACATTTAACTAAGTCATTTCGTGTTGACCAGAAGTATGCTCCTGCTATCCAACAATTCCTACGACGGCACTTAGAATCTGATGCAGTATTTATAGGAATGGAGTATCCTGTTAATTCAGTTATTAATACTCATGCCTATATAACTCGTACTAATAGTGCGCTTATCAGTAAAATGATTAGTTTAGACAAGTCAAATACTCCGTATCATTTATCTAGTAAGGTTAAACTCAAGCAGTTATTTAAATTGCCTTTAGCATTAATCTATGCTAAACCAGCATTTGTTCAAAAAGATGCAGAACTAGCACAATTACAACATGATATTGATGATTGGGGTTCTCTCCCTGCTTCTGAACGAAAAGAACTTACTCTATTTAAGCACCTTCGTAAAATTCATCCTAATAATACAAAACTGCTTGGAGCTATTACCTTAGTCAGTAAACATACCAAAAGCTCTATCCTTTCAGCATATGCTAACGCCAGTACTCATATAAATAAGCCTTGTAGTCTTACTTTGCTCACAGGACACGTAAGTAAAGGTGCAACTTTTGACTCGGTAGAACTTGATAGTGAACTAAATGAAGCTTTGTCAAAAGTGCTTAAAAAAGATCAGACTCAACTTACTGAAGAAGACTTATCAGAATATAGGGTGTACTTCGTTTGTTGTACAAGACATCGACATCAGCTCCTTAATGCAACACATCTTAACTTATAAGGAATATTATGACAACCCTATATAAAGTAAACAAAAACAAAGCAATTCAATCTTGGTCTATACAAACAATTGAGGATACATTTATTATAACTTTTGGCCTGATCGGCGTAATTATGCAAACAGTCTCCACAAAATGTTATAGCAAAAATATTGGGAAGTCTAATGAGACAACACCTGAGCAGCAAGCTATACTGGAAATGGAAGCATTAATAACTAAAAAGATTAAATCTGGCTATTCATATGACATTTCGGCTCCTAACACAGTGATGTTGCCAATGAAGGTAAAATGTTATCAAGGCCAATTACACAATATCAAGTTTCCATGTTACAGTTCAGCGAAATTAAACGGGGTTAACGGAACTTATCGTAGAGTGAATGGCAAACTTAGCCTTTACTCTCGAGGGGGTGAGCTATATCCAGCAATACCTCATCTTGAGTCATTAGTGCATGAAACAATGGACCTGTTTAATTCTAACGAACTTAATGGCGAACTATATATACATGGATTTGCATTGCAGGATATTACCTCTGCTGTAATTAAGCCTAATAGCAACTCTAATCTACTTGGTTTTTGTATATTTGACATTGCGGATATGTCTAGCACATTTAGCACACGAGCCACGATAATGCATTCTTATCAGAACTTTGATACCACTATACACTCTACAGTATCAGTTGTATACAATGTTACTTGCAACTCTATTGCGGATATTGAAGCGCATTACACTGAATGTGCTGATTTTGGTTACGAGGGAACAGTCATAAAAAACACCAAAGCCTTGTACCAACACAACGTCAGATCGTCTGATATGTTCAAGTACAAAAAAGCACAAGATGCTGAATGGGAGATTATTGGATATGAGCTAGATAAACGTAACCATCCAGTATTTATCTTCATCACCAAAGAACTCAAGACATTCAAAGCCAAACCAAAAGGTACACATGAATTTCTAGCAAACATTGACCCCGACACCTACATAGGCCAGTTTGCTACTTGTGAGTATGAAGTTCTTAGCAAAGACCTTATACCATTGAAGCCGATTTTTATTGGCTTACGTACCTGTGATTCTAACGGAAGCCAGTTAATCTAATCCACGAGCGCAACTCTCGCTAAACTATTTTAAAGGAATCGCAATGACTGTAAAAGTCTATTTTAAGGATAAGTAGGTGAAAATAACAAACTTGCACTTTTATAGTTTTTAAACGAAACTTTTTATGTGTAAATTGCCAAACACCATTCAAATCAAAAACATACTTTAAACTAAGTATGGCACTAAAGTTAGAAAAGTCCCACTGTGACAACACCATTCAAGAGGAGAGAAAATGACACAAGAAGAAATTGTAGACATGATAGAACTGCTTGAAATGACAGCAAATGAAAATGAAGTCAGAGTAAAAATCGAGGACGTACTGGATATGCTCAACAGCTGCAGTACTAAAAAAGAGTGCATAGACTGGATTAGTGCCTCAATAGAATAACTACGTTGAACTAAAAGCACATCTAAAAAGTCTAGTCAAATAATATAACAAAAAAGGAACTAACATGACACGAAAAGAACTAGTTGCATGTATCGCAACCAAAAAAAGCATTACTAAAGTAGAAGCTACTCGTCAATTAGACACAGTATTGGACGCTATTGAAGCAGCCCTCACAACGGACTCTGTTGTAGATCTATTTGGGTTTGGTAAATTTACCAAAAAACACAAACCTGCCAAATCAGGTATTGCATTGGGTAAACCATATAGCACACCTACAAAGAATGTTGTAAAATTCAAAGCTGCTAAAGCATTAAATGATACTTTAAACTCTTAGTAGATATCATTCCGACCTACGATCAGCCTCTGCAGGCACGCTGATCTTATTTTGCATATCTTATGTACACTTTATCAATTAATTTGTGTGCATAAAATATTTAAAAAGGAGTTACATATGATCCAAGTTGTTAAACATGATGGTTCGCTTGAACCTTTGGACATATCCAAAGCAACAGCAAGTCTATCATGGGCTATTGGTGATCTGACGGGCGTTTCTTTGTCAGACATCGAAGTACAGTCCAATTTGCATTTCTTCGACGGCATCCACACCAGCTACATTACTGACATTTTTATAAAGACATGTGATGATCTAGCCAATCTTCGCAACCCTAATTACGACATAGTAGCACGCAATCTTAAGCTACAACGTTTATACAAGCAAGTGTTTGGCTCAATTCACCCTCCTAGTTTAGTAGACTTCTTAACTAAACGTGTTAAAGATGGCCACTATTCCTCGAATTTAATTAATAATGCTCAAATCGATTACCACCAGCTTGAAGCAGCGATCGATCACAAACGTGACTTTACATTCACTAGTTCTGGCCTAGATGCGTTAATCAACGGCTACGGAGTATGTAAATTTGAGACCCCTCAATTTATGTTCATGGCTATCGCAATAGACATCTTTCGTGATTACCATATAGACCCAACACGCTATATTGTTGACTTTTATCATGCTCTGTCAACATTTAAGATAACTCTACCAACCCCAGAAATGAAGTCACTACGTACTAGTTCTACTGACTACGCTAGTTGTATAATCTTACGTATGGGGGATTCTATTGATTCTTGGAAAGCTGCATCTAATGCACTAATTGATCATACAGTAGCTTCTGCAGGAGTTGGTGTAGATATTGCTGATGTAGCTTCTATTGGAGATAAAGTTAAGTCGGGTAAAATCACCCATTCAGGTAAATTGCCAATACTTAAATCTATTGATACGGACATAGGGAAAGCAAGTCAGGAATCCAGAAGAGGCTCTGCCACAGCGTGTCTAAACTTTTTTGATCCAGAGATAGAGACAGTGTTTGCACTTAAGTCTCCTCGTATGCCTGTACAAGACCGAATTAATGACTTGTCATACCTTATTAAAGTTAATCAACTTGTATATGATAGAGCTAAACAAGGTAAGGTGCTATCATTACTTTCGGTACGTAAATGTCCCCGTTTACTTGAATTATTTTACTCAAGTGATGTAGATGCATTTACTGAGTACTATGAACAATGTGAAGAACAAGAGTTATATACCAGTCAAATAGATGCTAGGACATTTTGGGAAAGACTTGTTGCTGTAGAATCAGCAGAGACTTCGGCTTACTATATACTAAACATAGATGAGATTAATGCTAATTCTCATATCACTAGGGCTATTACTATGGCCAACATATGTATTGAGTATATGACTGGAATTAAGCCATTGTCAACCACTGATACATCATCACCTGACATTGGTGTTTGTGTGCTTGGTAATGTAAACCAAGGCATTGTTTCTATTGATCAACTTCCTAGTGTTACCAACTTGTTAGTCCGAGCGCAGTCGCATATCATGACTAGGCAAGTCCATCCAACTACACAAGCTAACGCCTATGTCAAACACTACAGGGACATTGGTCTTGGGTTATCCAACCATGCATTTTGGCTAGCTAATCAAAGCTTCCGCTATGGTCAACAAGAAGCATTGGATAAGCATAATGAATGGATGGAACACTTCTCATATAACTGTCACGTTGCCTCAATACAACTGGCTAAGGAATTAGGTGCTGTACCAGGATTTGTTTATCACGACAAACTATTACCAGTAGCACGTTACAATCGTAATGTTGATGAACTTGTTTCACCAACTTGGCATTGTGACTGGACTGGTTTAGCTTACGAGATCGAACACTCTGGTATGTACAATGTTGGATTGATGATGGTACCACCTGCAGAGACATCTGCTGGACCTTCAAATCAAACGACTGGGTTAGAACCAATACGTAATTTACTAACTGTCAAAGACAAGTCTGGAGTTAATTATAAGCAATTTGCACCTGACTGTATTCGTCTTGCTGATAAATATGACTTTGCATATGATAGAGATATTAATAGCGATTTCTTGAAACATGTTGCTGTAACCCAAAAGTGGATTGATAAAGGGATCTCAGCAAATACATTCTATAATCCAGAACTGGCCGAAGGCAAAGTAAATGCAACATCAATTATTGCAGACTTATTCTTTGCCAAGGATTACGGAGTAAAAGGACGCTATTACATGAATGTCAAAATGCCAGACGAACAAGAATTACAATCTAATTGTAATGGGGAGGGATGCTCGGTATGATGAAACAACATATACTCCATAAAATGATTTTAGATGAAATAATGGAATTTAAAAAAATAAATTTAAACCCAACTACGCTTGTAATAAGAGCAGATGTATTACATCATATGCTTGGTTGGGAAGACATCAGAAGATACTATATACCAAAGCATGAAACAAAAAACAAAAAAGCTATGTATCTGAATTTGGAAGTAGTTGAAAGCGTGCCGTACGATGACTTAGAATACTTTGTATGTTGTGCAGCTTTTGCAGGAAAATCAAGAAAGGAAATACTTACAAATGTCTAATCATCTATTTAACCAAAACCAAATCAACTTTGCAAATGAGCCGCTGTTCTTAGGAACAGGACGCAATATCTCTCGTCTTGATTTATCTATAGAACCACATATAGCAAAGTCTACTGCAGATGCATTAGGCAAGCTATGGTTTGCAGGTGATTTTAGTCCTAGCAAGGATGCTAAATCATACATTGAATGTAGCGCACAACTTAACACTCTATTCATGAAGAACTTAAAGTTTCAAACTTTATTGGATTCATTAGCAGCACGTTCAGTTGCAGAAGTGTTCGTACCAATCACCACTAATCCCCAATTAGAATCGTGGTGGTACCAACATGCATTCTTTGAAAACAACATACATAGCCAGTCTTATGCTGACATCCTAAAGGGTTTACCAGTAGATGCCAAAGCTATCTTTGACGACATAATGGTAAACCCAGAAATTCTAGCTAGAGCAACCTCCATTGTAGCCTGCTTCGAAGATACAGTACAGTGGAACGCTAAGATGATCTTGGACATTGACTATTCCGTAGAAGCGCATAAGTACTCTATTGTAATGTCACTGTTTGCACTTAACATTCTTGAAGCAGTACTATTTAAGTCTTCCTTCCTAACAAGTTTTGCCTTTAAGGAAAATGGATTTTACTCCATTACTGCAGATATAATTAGCAAGATTGCCATGGACGAAGCTGGGCATTACGCAATGACTACTAACGTCATTAATAGACTACGCAAAGATCCAGCGTGGGCTTACATTTTTGTAGAAAATTCAAACGCAATCGATCAGCTTTACCGAGATGCACTCATTGCAGACTATGATTGGATTGATTACTGCTACACTGATGATACTCGTTTATTGGGAGTAAACAATGCAGTTGTTAAGCAGTATATCACAGCAAATATACACTCAGTTATGACTTCAGTAGGACAACCTCCAATTGTAGATAGAGTAGACAATCCTTGCTCCTGGGCAAAAAAGTACACTCGTCCATCTAATATTCAAACAGCCCAAAAAGAAAAAACTGGGGGTCAATACTTGTTAGGTATTGTAAGACAAGATACTACCTCAAAGTTCTGGAATACTTTATGAAGAGAGGAGCATGTATCACTAAAGAGAGTTTAACTACTACATCAAATGGAGGTAAAACTGACTTCTATGATATCGTAGGATGCACTGATGTGGATGATTTAGCAGAGCATTGGGATCTTAGAGGAGATGAGCTCAATTGTCTTAAAGCTATAGCAGGTATTGCACTTGGTTCAAGGCATCAGGTACATCTCCTATTAGAGATGCGAATAAACTATTACACTACGCTCAACGTATTGTAAATCGACTTAATAAGGACTCACAATGAAATGGATAAATAGACTTAAGATGTGGCGTAAAGCTCGTGGTATAACAGTACCGTCAGGCAAGATTGTAACGATGTTAGAGGAAGAAATAGCGGAATACTCACATGCTAGAACTATTCAAGATGAACATGAAATGATTGATGCTTTAGCAGATATCATAGTATTAGCTTCTAATGAACTAGCTTTAATGGGTTATGATACGGATTTAGTATTGAAACAGACTGTAAAACATATCTCTTCTAGGGTCCAAGACCCTGCTCAAGCAGCTTTATGGAAATCTGGGCAGGTATCGGAAAAATGGAAAAAGTATGCTGACCAGAATCCTGACAGCATCTATCTCCCTAATTACAGTTCATGCAAACTCAAAAGGAGTATCTTAGAGCACTCTTAGGAGTGTTCACTAGATTTACCTTGTGTTTTACTGTACTTGCCTTTAACCACTTCAGATACTGCTGTAAACTTTCTTCTAGCAATCTTCTTAACTTTGTTAAAAGTGTCTTCTATGTACTCCTCCGTTTTAGACCCTTTAGTAACTGCGTATAAAAGTCTTTTACTATTTTGCTGTGTAGTATGCATTACCCCATCAGCATCTAATATTTCTACTGTGTAGTATTCTATATTAACATCTTTATAATGCCCAACTAAAGTTACTGTAGTAGTTTCTCCTTCTTCTAAGAGCATTTCAGGACCTTTACCAATAACTACCGTAGACTTAGGGTGATATATAATATGCTTGTTCTTTAAAGGCCCTTCCACTATCCTGAATTGAGAGTATAACTTTATATCATCTCCATATTTTAATGGTTTACCAAAAGGGTGTGCATTATCATCACTACCTAGAATCAGTTCAACTGAAGTAGGAGTAATAGCATTGGCAATATTGTCTAATGGGTTATGGACCAAACCTCCATAGTTCTTTGTCCATATACTCTGCTCACTAACATCAGGTACATCAACTGTTGCTTCTTGTAATAGCATACTATATACAAAACTTACAGGTTTCTTCTCAATCAAGTACTGAAGAGCTCTTTGTGTTCGTTTAAAGTACTTAGTAAACATCAGTAATCCTATCTTATTAAGCCAATCTTCTTTTGCAGAAGAGATCTTATTGTAGTTTACAAAAGCATTTATTACAGTCTTCAGTGCATTATTATGAAGAACCCCTTGCTCTCTTAAGAATTGGTACTCTGTTACCCTAGCAACAACATCACTATATTGCGTAAACAATGTCATCATCTTAAAGAATTGAGTTTTCTCACTGAGGTATATCCAATGCAATCCTTCCTTAATAAATCCTGGCACACCTTCTCCTACGCTTTCCACCTTTTTAGAAATCTTATTTGTAGTCTTGAAATCTTCTTGCCCTATATCTTCAGTCTGCACTGCTTGATATAGCCCTGATTCCATCAACTCATGCAGAGGGTGTTCTTCCATCTGAGCTTGTAGATTACGAGCTTTTCTCTTAGCATTTGGTTCTCCATTTTTTCCTTTTTGGACTTGTAGCTCATGATTATTACGTAATTGAATATACTCATGTACAGCAACAAAATTTGAGGCTGTTCTCTTAATAACTTTTATAGGGTTATTACCTGATTGCACACTATAAAATGCATTAGATACAATATTACTTAATAGGACTCCTGGTGTTCTTATGATAATATCTACCTTTGAGATCTTAATCAACTCTTTCCAGTATCCTTCCACTACTCTGGTTAAGTCCTGTATTTCTTTAGGAGCAACCCCATTAAAGTATATCCCAAGGGCCCCTGCATTTAATATAGTAGCTTCTTTAAATCCAAAGTACGCATGTAGCATATCTCTTCTTACTGCTATGCCTGTATATCCTTCATGATCTACTGCTTCCTTAAAGCTCTTTGGTAATAGTTTATAAATACTTGCAATTTCTTCTATGTGGCTATCTTCTGTTATCTTGACATACTCTCTTCTGTTATGCCCGTACACTTCACCAGCCACATAATTTGCATCCATGTCTGCTTTGATTACTTTTAGAACTTTATTGTTCTGCTCTTCTGTTTTGCTTTTATCATACATATTTGAATGCATTCTGGCAAGTACATCAACTCCATCAATATCTTGCTCTAGTAAGTCTCTTTTAGCCTTCTTAGACATCATATATCTAAAAGTGTGCAGTTGGTATGCACCAGTAATAACAGGAGATAATCCTATTGCTATATCCTTTACTCTATCATAGGTACCGGCTAACATCTCTTTTGCAATTTCTCTTTGTTGTCTTTTAAGTATAGCAATATCTGTGGCTTCCTTAATTCCTCTGTATGACTCACTACCCTTGAATCTGATATCGCCTAGAGTTGTTCCTCGTCGTCCTAGGTCAGTAATTCTAGTAACTCCAGGACTGTATCCTAGAGCCACAAATGCTTTACTCTTATACACCCCCATAGGTTCTACACTAGTGTCAAAAGAGCTTTTATTTACTTCACTAACTAGCTCATACCCTTCATTTTCCATTTCTGCTCTTATAGATAAAGGCATGACTTGCACACTAACAGTATTGTCAGATAGTTGTGCTGCATATCCTTTTATCATCAGTGCTTCATTACCTTTAAATAACGTTTTCTTACTTTCTGTCTTAAATACGTGATGATAGTTTAAGAATTTATTCATGCCTTCAGGATCACTGTCCATTAATCTAGCAACTTCATTATTAATCTCTTTAGAGTTATAGCTTATTCCGTATAGAGTAGCAAGTATATCAACATGCTTGATTGTGATAGAGCTTGGCTTTGTTTGGGCATGACCACTATGGACTAATCGTACGATTCCTTCAGCATTGTAGTTCTGTATAATACCTGCTTCATGCGTAGCCATATAAACCCCAAGACCTTTTGCTTGTGTTGTGTACCACTTACCAAATGCTTTATCTGCATGTAATATTGCCTCAATTCTTGCTATTTCTAATTCTCTCTTTCCTGTATGCTTTAACAACACACTAATCTGTTCGCTACTATAATGCTTTGTAAGGCTTTCTAAATCTATGTCTAATACACCTAAGGATAATACTTCTCTTGCCTTCCTACTAAGTTTTTCTTTAAACATTGTGTGTATATACCCTCTAGCAACCTTCTCTATAAGTACTTTTTCTTCCTCAATTTTACCATTAGCATACCCTAACCTTTCAATCGCATCATCAAGGGTATCAGAAGACCTCATATCCTTTAGTATGTTTGTAATCATCCCTTCAGGGTCAATTCCTAAAGCTGTCATTAGCTGTTCAAGCTCTGGTCTCAATTTTGGATCTGCTATAAGTTTGTATGAGTATTTGGTAAGAAAGTACGCTTGTTGTAATACACTGGCATTAATAGGTATTTGGGGAATCCCTTTATTATCTATGTACTTCTCTACCTTCTTAACAAGATTCTCACCTTTCTTATTAGCACTATCAACCATCCTAAATATGCTAGTGAATAACCCGTCATTTTTCATCACTCGATTAATTGCTTTATTGTTGGTTTCACTTAAAACTAGAGTTAGCCCTAATAGTGCTTCGTACACATTATCATGATGTTGCCCTGATTTAACATTATTCATCACTAAACTCATCAAACTTTCCCATAGGTTTTTTAATAGCCCTAATATAGAAGAAGCTTGTTCTGTCTCATTAAAACTATCTGACACATCTACAGTTTTCAGAAATGTTACTAACTGTTCATTAGTTAGCCCATGTGCTATAAACTCATGTAGTCCTTTGCCTTCCTTATTATTAAATATGTAAGTGTATGTAGCTTTTGCGATCTCTTCTTCTCTCTTTGGATCAATACTATCCTCAGGTAAGAAGTGTTCCCATGTCACATGCTTTTCAGCTAAATGGAACAGATTCCATAACTGCTTTACTGTTGTGTGATTTACCATGCTCTTCAAGGATAGTGCATATGCTGTAAATGCATGTATTAATTCATGTGCATGCACTTCCATAGCAGATTTTGCATTCCCTGCTAATGCTTTAGTCTTAGTGTTGAGGTTTAAATACATTGACATTTTCTTGGTATCAAATACACCAGAGCTTTTCTCTGCTTCTGTGTTCAGAAATAGATTAACCTCATTAAGAAACTCTGTATTAAGAGACCCTAATACTTCTGCTATGTGTGCTTTATGTTCTTCACTAGGAGCATCAGGAAGTGTACCAAGATTTTGGCTAAGTTTTTGTATCTTCTTCATATCCTTATGGATATCTTTACCTAGACTTTCATATCTAATTGTCTGTTCGTTACCATTTTCACTGCCATACCAAGTTTCTTCAGACTCTTTCACTGTGTGGGTATTGTCTTGTGGCACAGCGTTCATTTGCTCTACCTTATAAGACATCTCTACCAGTAATGCTTTATCGCTCTCTGGCATACTACTATGGTTTAGCAACTCATTTATACTACAATTCATTTAACACCCTTCTATTATCTTTAGAGCGACTTCAGAGAGCTCTTGTTCAATTATTACCCCTACTCTATTACCAACATCGTATTCTTCTGCTACAGCCTCTGCTTGTGCTTTTTCAAGCTCTTGTTTAGCCTTTGCCACATCCTTAACTACCTTCACTAACTTATACTCATACTCAGATTTTACTTCTCCTAGAAATACCTTTAAGTCTTTCCCTTTTGCTTTATACGCACTACCAACTGGTCCAGCCATATGTACTACTGTCATATCCTCCTTAAAGAATTGATTACGATTCGCACTTACAACTCTAGCGTACTCATTAGTCATCTGTTTAAGATCTTGTAATGTTACTTTATACTCCTCTGCATCATCAACAGGAATGCTACCTATTCCAGGCAGTAGCGTAACATTAACAACAGTAACTTCAAGTTCTGGAGATGTCACAACTCTATTAAGTGCTTCAGCTACTGCTTCTATAACTGAGTATGTTGATTGTGCATTATACCACTGTGCATTGTAGTTATGTGTAGTATCTTTTGCATTATCAACTCCTACTACTTCAGCATCATGTACCCCTAACAATCCTGCTTTACTCTTGTTTATTGTTTCTGCCATAACTACACCATCTATGTAGTGGATAGGTACTACAGCTCCTGCTTTAGTAGCTACTTCAAAGTCTTTTACTATTGCTTGAGCTGTTCTTTGACTAGCTAGAGTTCCTTCTAAGTAGGATACTTGTGTTGCTCCATATGTACCTTCATCATGTACTCTAGCCATACTATAGATTGGGATACCTTGATTAATATCCTCACTAAGAGGACCTCGTATTAAAGGGAATACACTTTGCAACTCCTTGAGTATCTGCACCTTCTTTTCTGCAGTAATACTATTGACTTTGTCTGTCTTTTTAATCTCCTCTACTCTCTTATCATACTCACTCCTGTACGCCGCAAACATTCCTGTAAATGCATTATTCATCACTTGATTGGCAGTTATCAGCTCCCCATACTTCTCCTTATAGTGCGCTTCTAACTGTACTCCATAAGTGTCTGTAATCATACCTGACAGTAACTTTAGTAGATTACCTTTAGGGTATTTAATATCTTCTGCATACTTCGTCCTAAGCAGTGCAGGAATGTCTTTTAATCCTGTTAATTTAACTATCTCTTGCAACAGCAGTTTAGAGTTTTTACCGTTAGTCTCAGCTATCTCATCAAGGATGTCATTTGCTATCTTCTCACTAAATGAGGTGATAAGGGATGATAGTCCAGCAGCGTAGTTGAACTCCATGAATGGTTGCTTGAATAGGTCTCTCAACTCTTTGGTTACTTCCCCTTTCTCTGTGACCTTTGGTATCTTTTTTTGCAATTCTCTCCACAGACTCTTTTCAACAACTCTTATATTCTTATCCATATCTGTGGTATTTATTTCCAGTGCCGATCCTTGGTATACGTCTATAATTTTATCCGCAGGATCCTTAGGATCTAGTGTATCACTAATATTAGTAACATCATCACCCTTTTCTCCTATGAACACTCCTACCTTCTCCTGATACCCTGAGTCAAACCCTAACTGCCCTATCTTAATACCAAATCCAGATGTCTTGGCATCGAACTCTAATAATAGCTGTATTTCAACTACATCTCCTGCTTTTGCCTTCTCCATCTTCTGTAGGGTATCTAGCATATTGAGATAGTGACCAAGATGTTCTACCTCAATCCCTTTTATTTCTACATCCTTCTCTATCACCTTCACTAACTCCGCATATCCTAAAGCTTCTACTTTCTTACCCTTAGCCACACTGCTTGCTATGCTCTTCTTGTCTACTCCATATCCTACTGCTTGTGCTAGACCGATGTAGTACTCATCAGACTCTTTACCCTTCTCCACTTTAGAGTTATTACCTTCGCCAACATATATCCATCTGTGTAATTGTTTGCCTGACTGCGTATTGATAGTATTACTATCCTGCATAAACCTACCATTCCTAGAGAAGAACCAGTCGAAGTACATACCGTCGTTTAGCTTATTCTCTATTGTAGCTTCTACCTCTCGTAGTATCGCATCATTCTTAGCTTCTACTGACTCTCTCTTCTTAATAGACATTTTACTGAATCCATCTGCTTCACCTAGGTCGAACCTATACCCCATTAACTCTAGGGCTTTCTCTTTATTATCTTTAACCCACTGCACTGCTGTAGCTACTGGCATGTGCTTCTCTCCTGCCAATTTATTGAGTGCGTCTACTGCTTTATCAGGAACTACTGTGATTGCATTCCTTCTAGCTTTAGTCTTACCATACTCCTTCTTTTTAGGCTTTTCTGCCGTTGGGCCTTTAACTACAGTACCACTAGTACTTAACTCTTCTTTCATCTTTGTATATACTTCTTTAGCAGCTTCTTTTACTTTTGTTCTATGAACTTTTGGTATAGTGTAGAAGGATACTGTGGAAAGCACATTCTTTGTGTGTGTAGTTCTATCTGCTCCTACCTTACCTGCTTCTTTTACATTCCTTTTTACCATCTTCAGCTCTTCCATCATCATCAAAGTGTGCTGTCCTATTGCTGACTTTAGCTTATCTGCTACTTCTATTGGAATGTCATTCTTAATCTTTAATCCCATATAGTTTAATACAGCTCCACCTAAGTCATTTAATATAGTAACTCCTGGTAATCCTAGAGCTATTGTTCTATTGATTTCAGCAGTACTAGCAGACTTCTTACCTAAAATCTTTAAAGCAGTCTCTCTGCTCATATGTGACAACTCTCCACCATTTGCTACGATATACTCATTTGCTGCTAGTGCCATTGCTGTAAGCATTTTACCGTTTATAGAACCATCTTTCATAAATAGCATTCCTCTAGCTAAGTCGTCCTTTGCTTTCAATTTAGCCACAGACTCTAAATTCTTTGCTTTTGGGAGCATCTCTTGGGTAAATGTTTCAGGAATTATTTTAATAAACTTATTAAACCATTTTTTCTGCATCTTTGCTGTCATGCTCTCTGCATTTTGTAGTATATCAGTGTTCATTGTATCTTCAGCATAGCTCTCTAATATGGAGCTAATATCTACTACCTGTTTAACATCTAACCCTGCTCCTATTAGTCCAACACCTTTTGAGATACTATTATTAAGCATCTCAGTATTGTTAAGTATCTTGTTCTTTTCTTGTAATTTTGCATGCTCTTCTGTTGCGTTTTTAGCAACTTCCTTTTCAACCTTTGGTTTGGCATTCTTACTTAGTGTACTAGATTTAACCCATTCCCCAGACTTCTCTACATAGACATACCCGCTCTCTTTAAGGTGAGCCTTAATAACATGTATTAGTGGTTTAGACACTCCCTTATAAGTGTGTATCTTAAACTTAGCACCTGCTGCTATTGCCCTATCTATAGACTTCTTCATAGGAGTCATTACATTAGGAACTGATATCCTAGCATTCTTTTTTACTGTACCAGTATCTTTTACTGTACCAGTATCT